TATGTCAGATTGCAATTTGACATTCCAGAGAAGCTAAGCAATATGGATAACGCAGATTCCAAAAACATTAAAACCCTAAAAGAAATAACCTTAAATTACTTATCTAAGAAACCAAAAGAATTTCAAGATGCTCTAGATATTCTTAAATAACAAGGAGATATAATGGAAGATATTATCAAAGAATTCAAACATAGGTTGAAATTAAATAATACCGCAGTAATATTATATCTCTGTGAGTTCCTAGAGGAACATGATACTCAAGAACAATTTCTTATTGATTTTCTAGAAGAAAAAGCCTTATTCGTAGAAGCATAATGCATAGAAGCATAATGGGAAATGCGGTTGTGGTGAAACTGGTAGACACAACGGACTTAAAATCCGTCGCTCTTAGAGCATGAGGGTTCGATTCCCTTCTTCCGCACCATGGGCGTCCATAGCTCAACTGGATAGAGCACCGGCCTTCTAAGCCGGGGGTTGCAGGTTCGAGTCCTGCTGGACGCGCCAAATATAAGGAAAAATATGAAAATTTCTATTGAAACAATAATTCTTATCTTTTGGTTACTATCTGTAGTCTCATCCCTTGGAAATTCATGGGAAACCAGAATGTATAGACATACTGGATGGCTTATGTATCCAGCTTGGATCTTCCTCGAATCTACTTGCTACCTCATTTCTATTTCAATTTTTATCGGTTTTGTGGTTTTTCTTCTTGTTAATCTGGTTGGTATTCCTCTAGATAACATTCTTGCTTATGTTAAAATTTAAGGATTAAATTATGCAAAACAAAGTATTTGATACTAAAAAACTTTTTGGAAGAACACCTAAAAGAAGTAAAATTGAACTTGAAGCTGAATGTCTTGAAGATGTTATTGAAAGACAACTCAAAATTAATACTTTAGAATTGCAAAACATTGCACAAAAACAACAATTTGCTGCTTTAAATTATATCAATAAAGAAAATATATACGATATGATCTATACCGCAGAGATTTTTCGTGAACAAACTGGTTTTGATATGTTAGCGGAAACACATCAAGTTGATTCCCGCAGTCCTGGCGCTGCCTATATAGAGGTAGATTTTTATAATGAATTTATAAAGACATTAGGTTCAATAATCGAAATTAATGATGAAGATCTCTTTATAGAATTAGATGAAATTCTCCTTAAAATAGCTCATATTGGCAATCTACAAAATGTTTTTAACTATCTTTATTCTCCAGAAGATATTGATTGCCAATCTCTTCTTGCAAGATTTGACACTTATTTCATGAAAAAAGAAATTCAAGAATGTCAAACTATATTCGCTATTCCTTTAATTTATGAACTTGTTAAACAAATGGCAGTTATTCACTATAGAGTTCATCAGGGATTTATCTCTAATGAACAAGCTATAGAAACTGAAAAATATTTAATTGCATTTCTGCACCGTTATAAATATAATTTCAGCTATCATTTGAGAGCTGTTGTAACGTTTTCAACTATCCCTTGGCAATTAATTGGACTTCCTACATTAGATTGTGGAGTACATCTTGAGCAGGAATTTGAAAACAAAAATCCTTTAGATTTTCTCAAAGGAAAACTTGATAGAAATCATAGTGAATATATTAAGAAAATTGATGAAACTATTAAAACCATGCGACCTGCTTTAATGAAGTCTATACAAAATAAATAACTATAATATAAGTATTGACTTTCTATCTACTCTAATAATAAATTACATTGAGGTGTAATTATGACTATGAATTTTGAATCATTAACTTCAAATCTTTTCAGTACAGAACTTTCAAAAATCCCAGAACCATATAGAACTCAATTTGTTACTATTGTAACAAATATTCAACAAAAATTAGAATCTGCTCTCTATATTGGTACTGCTGGTGCAGGATTATTAACTATTCAAGTTGATAATCATGGTATAATAAAAGATGTAGACATTGACACAGATCTTCTTTCTAAAGTATTACAAGAAAATACCTTCAAAAAAGGTCTACAAGACATGATTGTTACTGCTCATATCAATGCGGTAACAAATGCTAAACAAGCTTTAGACCTTGAACTTACTGATTTATATGAAAAAATCGCAAAATTATCTCAACAAATTATAAAAGATAAGAGTGCATAATGGAAATTGTTTATATTGCTGGTAAATATCGAGATGAATTTCCTTTTGAAATTCAACAAAATATCGACAAGGCCAAAGAGATTGCTAAAATTGTTTGGGCTTCAGGCCATGTAGCTCTTTGTCCACATTTAAATAGTGCTCACTTTGAAGGATTAAATACTGAACAACATTTTATTACTGGAACCTTGGCCTTAATGCGCCGTTGTGATTCTGTTTTACTTGTTCCTGGATGGGAAACATCTGAAGGAACTAAAGGTGAAATTGAAGATGCTCTAAAACGAGAAATTCCTGTATATCTTAATGTAGAGGAATGGCTTAAAGCAATTAATAAATGAACAGAAAGACCATCACTATGCTTACATGTCCCTATTGTGAACAAGAATGGATTACTGAACATCAAATAACTTGCCAAACCTGCGATCCTAAATTTAAAGCAGATATGGTTCTTGCTGATTTAATGGATGCTATTGAATCTTTAAATACTTTTGATAACTTAAATAAAAATAGAATAAAACTTCTAGACAAAGCAATTACAGAGCTTTGTCTTTTAAAAAATAAATTTGAGAATGTCTAAAATAAACGAATCTTATTATATAGCTTATGATGATCAAAAGGTATATTGGTTTATCCCCAAATCATTTGCTGATGAGAGAAACTTAACTGCTATTGCTAAAAAGAAGCATTTCTCTAAAGATCTTTTAGTTAAAGAATTTGATTTAAATATTGACTCTTTAAAACAAATAAAGCATTATTTGTTAATATCTCATAAAAAAGTAATATCACTACTTAACACTCAAAAGGAAAATGCTAAAAATGTTAAACTTCCGATATGGATTCCTTTTAATACTTAGCATTTTACTCTTTGGGTGCCTCCCCCTCAAAAAAGAAATAAACTCTCCCCTCACTCTCGGTTGTAAACAAGATGAAGGTTTTATGATCCTCTATAGAGAAGGAGACTATTATTTTCCCGCCCAAATGCCCCCCGGATGTAGATGTTTTATATCTTATAAAGATATTGAATATGTTACTACAGCAGTAACTCCCAATAGAAATTGTAAAGAAAATTCAAGTGAATAAACAAGAATTTGAATCTGTAAAAGCTAAAACTTTTACCTATAACGAAGTCTATGATATTGTTAATATCGTCCTTAAAAAACAAAAAATAAAAAAGTATGTTACTCTTTTTATTCTTAGTATGTGGGCTTCAGCTCTAACATTTGTATTATTAGTAAAAACTGAAAGTTCTTTCTCTTTTTTACTAGGAGGTCTTATAACTACTTTTCTTTGCTATGTTATAGACGAAACATTTGAAGTTATTTATAGCTATTACGCTTCTAGACAAAGGAAATAAAATGGTCTTTACTTTAATCTTTTTCATATTAACTCTTTTCACTGTATCTTGTATTTGTCTTCGTATTTTTCATCAAAGAAATAGAACATTAACTTATGTTAATTTTGATGATCATAAAAAATTTGAATTTGGAAAATTCAAATTAAAAGATGACTATAAAGAGTTTTAAATGAAATCTTTTCAACAAGTTTTAGTTATTGCTGATCCTATCATTCCAAGAATAGGAAGAAAAGAAGTTGATTGGGATTTAAGTATTTTAGAAACCATTATTCAAAATACCAATATCCTGTATACTAGTTTATTGCCAGGACCAGAATTAGAAGCAGCTAAAATTGCCTATTCTAATAATATTCCTTATATTGTAACAGTTCCCTATAAAAAGATATGCTCACGATGGCCTAAAAGGATTGAACAAAGCTATAACTTCTATTTAAAAAGATCTCTTAAGACTATCTATATCGATAGGGAAATAGAATATATCTCTGATTATACTGAGCCTGGAAATTTTCATAAACAAAAAAGTTTAAATCAAATTCAATACATTCTTAATAAAATAAGTCTTTTTGAAGGAAATAGTGCTCTATTTGGATACTTTTCCAAAAAAACATCCAGAAAGCTTGTGTATTTAAATGAATTTTTTAAAAATTCTCAAGATACACATCAGTGGCGCTTTTTTCAAAATACTTATTTTGAAAAATATACAATTGAAGATGACTTGCCTTTTTAATACTCCAAGATAAGATAAAGATATGAATTTAAAGTCTTTTCTTGGTAAATTTTACTATTGGCTTTTCCCTCAAAAACAAGAAGTTAAATCTTCAAAAAATTTAGAAGAAATTTTATTTTTAAAAATGAAAATTGCAGAATTAGAAAGCAATATCATTAAGTTAAGTGAAATTATTCATAAAACCAATCAAACTGTACTATTAATTCAAGATAATGTTGAAAACACTCAAAAAATAAGTGAACAAAGTTTTCAATTATCAAAACAACATGAAGATATTTTCAATAAAATTCTAGAAGAAAAACTTCTAGTTTTCGGTTTAACAAAAAAGACAAAGGTCTTAAAAGCCGATAAAAAAGATACAAAACCCGAGTAATTACTCAATTATTGAAAAGAAGATAAGATGATTTTTGAATCTCCTGAAGATATTGAAAAATTTCTACATTTACAAGCCCTCACATTCCATCAATTAAAAGATATGACTTCTTCTGATATCGAAGAAACAGAAGAAAACAAAGAAATCCTAATTCAAAAAATTATTATTGGTCAAAATAAGCAAGTAACTTCTCAAGAATTGAAACCACAAGGACTTCCTTTAAAATCAAAAGATATTAATGGTCGATCAATTCCAAAAGCAGCAGACTCATATAAAAATTGGCGAACTTTAATTTTTCAAACTGCAAATAATTTAAAAGATTTTCAATTTATTAATAAGGAAGGCAAGGATTACCTTGCTAAAGTATACTATATACCTTGTGCTGTTGAGACTGCTCAATATATTATTGAACATAACTGGTATTCTAAATATGAGAGTCAAGAGATATTAATTAAAGAAGTGAAATTAAATCCACATAAATTTAATTTCAATATTATTAGAAAAAATGCAGGAAATGGAAATAATTTCCTCATGCTACATTGTCAATTAAAGGAAAATGATAATGCAATTATTCAATCCTAGTTCAGAAGAACTTTCCAATGCTATTAGTGCTAGATCAGAAAATTTTTTAGATGTAATTGTTCCATTTAACGAACTTCAGTGTGTAAATAACGATGAGATTGTATCTTTTACTTATAATCTTGGAACAGCTCAATTCAGTGAATATGCCTTCCGTCAACTTTTAACTAGAGTTCAATTATCTAGTAGTTATTGGCGTAGATTACAGGCTTGGGATGCTAATGAATTGATGGTCGATAATTTTAATTTTTGTAATGAAGCAACTGCAAATGAAATTTCTCATCAAAAACGAAATAATGAACCTAGTTATTTATTTCGATTAAATCCCACCACTCCAATTGAAGAAGAAGAAGAAACTGAAGATGAAGAAAATGGAGAATCTTCTCTTATCACACCTGTAAGAGCAGTTCTTTCAGCAACTTACTCTGTATTTGATGATGATCAGTTATTCTTTATTCTTATGAATGAATTAGATCAAAATGATAACTCATCCTATTCTTTATATGAATATGATGATCATATTACACGACTTCATATTAAATTTGAAGATACTCAAGTTGTTCATTCTGAAGGAGAAGATAACGAAGTTACTTATTCTGCTGGAATGATTATTTCAAATAGTGAAGTAGGTTGTTCTTCTATTTGGATTGAACCTGTTGTTTATCGAAATGACGCTGTTTTTGTAAATAGAACATCTCTTACAAAACAAAATGTAGATATGAAAATCGTACATAGAGGCAATATCGATTCAGAACGTATACTTCAAATGCTTGAAACTTGTTCAGAAGTTGCTCAAGTTGGCATTGTACAGTTAGAAGAAGCTTTCAATAAAAAAATTGATCCTAAGTATGCTTTAACTTTTATGCAAACTATTATCGATTTTCCTAATAGAATGGCATTGATTCTTCATGAGGATTGGGAACATGAAGAAGATTTAAAACAAGCTGAAGTAGCAAATGCAATTTTGGAAATGGCTCAAAGTTTACCTTTATTTCAAAGAACAAAGGTAGAACAAGCTGCAGGAAGAATGATTGGTCTATTCGATAACTACCAAAATAGAATGGAACAAATCATTGAAGACATTAACAACTGAATCATTTCAATTAGATTTTTTTAAAAAAACACTAATTCCTTGTAAATGTAAACATAAACATGTATTTACAAAACATGAATATTCTGAACAAATAGAGCAACTTCTCTTTATTGTTTCTTTAATAAAAGAACATGGTTGGAATTTATCTATAAATTACTATTGTAATTTATCTAAAATTGATAGAAACTGTAATGCTTGGGAAGTAGATAACAACCCTTATCTTGGCTTAAGAGGTGAATTCAACAAAAAGTGGGATGATGTTAATATTCCATTAAATAAAAATCTGTGGTGGACCTTGTAATGGATAAAAAAAGTTATGATTATAATAAATTATTAAACTTATTTGATCAGGAAAAATTAAAAGAAATTGGTATTCAATTAGCTTCTGAAGCAATTGAAGGAAAATCAATTCAATATACAGAATTTAATGTTAAATTAAAAGTTCCAAATACTGTTGTTGAGTTATTAGAATCTCTAACAGATATTTTTCCTATAGACCTTGAAACAATTTTATCTAGTATGGCTAGTCAAGGCTTAAGTAGTATTCTTCAAACAGCCATTACCAATCCAAATGTTGAACAAAAAGATATTTCCGTAATGGGAGATATTGAACCTGTAAATAAAATTACAAATCAATTATCTGATCTACAAAATGTAATTAATCGTTTCAATGACATGCAAAAACTATTTCAAGGATTTGTCAATGAAACATCACTTAATAATACAATCAAAGATGAAGAGAATTCTGAATAATTTCTTCAATTTTTTCTCTATCTACTTTAAATTTAATAAAAATAACACTAATATTTTCCATATTATAATTAACTTCAAAAGAGAACTTAACTATATTCTAATTTTAAAGTTAAATAGAATAATATCCCTATGATTTGACATGAATGACAAAGCAGATGGGGGGGGAAATCAAAATTCAAATAACCTTTCTATTGGGAATAGAAATTTATAGGTTATTTTGAATAAAGAAACTTTGACCTTTGGTTGGTTTTTATATGAAAACGAATCAAAGGTCTTTCTTTTCTTTACTGGTTTTTATAGTGTTTTGATTTTCAACTTTCTGTTTAAATCTTAAAGGAATTACTTGGTGAAGAATTTATTAGAGAAAAAAGGAAATGAGAATGATGTAGTATTTAATATACCAGCTCAAGAGGGGGGCTCTGATGAAGACAATTATCTTGCATCTATTGGAGATGCTGTTTTAGAACATGTTCAATCACTTTCAAGTGCTCAAAGACAATTATGGGATTCACTCCTTCATATGTCTAATACGGGAGCTATCTTTAGAATTGAAGAAAATCCTTTCCAAAGAGATACCGATCCATTCAATTTAGAAAAAGAAGATAATCTTGATGCTGCTTTTAAAGCAAAAGTATTAAGCAATTTTAAGGGAAAAGATATTGACCCTGAATACGTTAGAATTTTACGAGAAGAATTCGATAAAGAAGTAGAAAGAAGACAAAAATCAGAAGATATAGCTGATGTTGGAATTCCAATTCCTTATCATAATTGGGAAAAATTTCCTCAAATGCATAAGCATTGGGATATTCAATCTACTCCAAAACCATTATATATCTATATGGGTGAAAGCAGGAGTTTTCTTTATGATTATATTCCAGAACATCATCCAGATAAACAAAGAATAGAACAGGTCCTCAACCTTATTAATAAAGATTGGGATGAAATTACTGAAGAATTTGCCAAATGGGCTGTAGATCTCTTAGATCAAATGCCCTTTAAGTCAAATTATGCTCGCACTTGTCTTCAACAAATGATAGATGAGCTTGCTACAGGTTACTGGTGGGAAGGTGCACAACTAAAGGAACCAAAAGAAGTAATTATTAGAGCTTTAGAAAATATTGATCAAGTATATTCTCAAGATTATCAAATAGAAGCAAAGAAAACTAGAAATAAAAATCCAATACATAAACTTCTAAATATTAATGAAATCGCATGGACACAAGAATACAAAAAAGGAAATCAACCATATTCTTCTATTAAGAAATTTGGTTCTTTAATGTATGCTAAATATCTTAAACAAACAGATTCTTCTCATTGGATTCGTTACAAAGGATTAAAGAGAAAATTTGCACCTATTATCATGTTTAAAGATTTAAACTTAAATAGAGCTTCCATATGTGATTTGAAAAAATATTTAAATATTACCGATACACAAGCAAGACAAATTTGGTTTGCTAGACCATTTGATAATATAACTCAATTGCGTAAAAATGGTTTACTTGTTCCTGAGAAATTGACTAAAAACTTTCAAACTCAAAAAGTTCTTGATCTTATTGAAACTACCTTACAACAAGCATTAGAAAGTTCAAAACCAGAAATTCTTACAGATCTTGGTAAAACTTTAAGAAATATTGAAATCAAAAGTTTAACAGGAATCATTAAAGAAGAATGGCAAACAATCTGGTTCTATTATAGAATGTGTAAAGGTGAAATATTCAATATGCTTAATAAGCTAGAAAGAAAGAAACAAAATGATGTCAAAAAAGGATAAATCAGATTTAGATTTAGATTTTAGTGATATAGCTAATGCTAAAATCAAATCTTGTAAAACAGTCAAATCAAGAGAACCAAAACCTAAAAAACCAGTATCAAAATTAGGTGATATTATTTTATCTATTCCCAATAAAGGGAATAATGCGGAATTTCTAAATACAACAATTACTCAATGTAGTTCAGCTGATTTTGTTAAATGGTCTAAAAATGTAGCTTATATTCCTAAAGATTCTTTAGAATACTTTGAAAAAGAAGAAAATAGAATAAATCATTTTCTTAAAGTTTTGAATTTTCATAGAAAAAACTTTTTACTTGCAAATCCGGAAGCTTTAAAAACCTTTCATTGAATAAAGAATTAATATGATTAGAAAAAGAATTGATCTAATTATTGTAACTACTATTCTTTCTATTATGTTTTATATCTTACATATAACTCAACGAAAAGAAATAGAAGATTATAAAATAGCAAATCTGTCAAATCATCAAGAAGAAATTCAAGATATCCATTTACGAGTAACTGAATTAGCTGATATCATAGAAAGTAATCAAAAAAAGACTGTAAGTAAAAATCTGTCTTTAAATAATAAAATAAATTCTATAGATGTGGCTTTAAATTCTAAAAGTAAAAGATGGACTAAAATAAAACAAACAAGATTTATTATTAAAAACTTTATTATTAAAAAAAGATATCGCAAATATATGAATATTGTTGATTTAACTCGTTATGCTTCTGCGGTAGTTGATTTTTCTGCAGAATATGATGTTGAAATTCCTTTAATATTAGCAGTTACAACTCAAGAATCTGCTTTTAATCCCAAAGCAATTTCTCATGCTGGGGCTCAAGGGCTAATGCAGCTCATGCCAGGAACAGCAAGAGAATGCTCTAGTGACATTGGAAAAAGATATACAAATATTTATCATATTGGAACAAATGTCCAATTTGGAACATTTTATTTAAGAAAAATGCTTACAAGATTCAATGATGATATTGAATTAGCAATCAAGGCTTACAATGCTGGGCCAAATTATGTTGCAAAAGTATTAGCAAAAGAGTATCGTAATTATCCCGAGGAAACTAAGGATTATTCAATAAAAGTACTTAAATATTTAGAAGAATATCGAGTACAATTTAACTAAAGGAAATTAAATGAGTGGATTAGAAGTAACAGAAATCATGGTTTGGCCCCTTAAAAATCCAAAACCAGGTTCGAAATTAAAAGCAAATTGTCGTATTACCTATAATGACAGTATTCATTTAAATGGTAAAATTTGGAATGGAAAGAACGGTTTATTTGTTGGTGCAGATGGACGTTTCGGAGAGAAAAAAAATGAAGAAGGAGGAACAGAATCAACTTTCTATCCTTCTTGGTTAATTAAAGACCCTGATTTTCAATCTAAAATGTCAGAAAAGGTAATTCAAAAATATAATTCAGTTATTGGGAATACCTCATCTGAAACTCCAGTATCTGCTGGAAGCCCAAACCAACAAAACGTTCCTTTTTAAGGAATAAAAGTGGAACTAGCTTTGCGTCAATTGACAAGTAGAATATTATCAATAACGCATAGGCTAGAATTTGATCAATTTCTTTCAGGAGAGAAGAGGGTAGTTCTAAAAAAAGAGCTTTCTTCTCTCCTGAGGAAAAGAAATAACTTAATTAAAGTTATTGAATCATTCAAAGATAAGTAATAAAGTATCTAAACAAATGACATCAAAATTAATCACAAATGACCAATTTACAAAATTTGTAACTCAAACAAGTTATTTCACCAAAAATTTTCCAATTTCATTCGTAGAAACAGGCTCTAATGTTTATGGTCTTTCATTAAAAATAAATCAAGAATTTGCGGGAATTCATATTGAAAATACAAATGATTATCTTCAACATCCTGATTTTAAAATAAACAAAGATATTGTTCGTTTATCTTATGATAAAAATTACGATAGAGTTTTAGAAGACAATAAAAATAAAAAATTCAGTATTACATCTTTTGAAATTTGGAAATTTCTATCCCTTTATGTTAAGGGATCTATAGTTACTTATGATTTACTCTATTTATCTCCCACTTATACCAATTCAGATTTAAATGAAATTTTACCTTTATTTCGAAAAGGAATTTCCAATAAAATCGGAAAATCTGCTAAAACATATGTTTTAAATAATTGGCAAAAGGACAGAACTGATCAAAGAAAAATCATAATGTCTTATTATCGCTTATTACAATCTATTATCTTCCTAAGAGAAGAAGAATATATAGTAGATATTAATACAATTTGGGAAGACTATCTTAGTTATTCTAATTATCCAATTGGAAGACAAGTTTTTTTGAAATATAAAGAAAACAACTATAGAAAAAACAGACTATCAGAAAAAGAAATAACAGGAACTGCTAAAGAATTGGAATTTTTGATAGATGAAGTCAATAAGGCTTCTATAACAACTCGTTTACCAGATAACTCTTCTAAAGATATTTTATCTTCAATATTAGAACTTGTTACCAGTAAAAGAATACAATTAACTTAAATAAAGGAACTATATATGTCTAAAACTTTAAAACAAATCCGTTCAGAATTTTCTAAAAAATATCCTTCTTCTAGTAAGATCATTAGAATGTTACTTAGAGGAAAGAATACAGATACAATTGTTACCAAATTGGATGTTTCTCCAAATACAGTAAGAACAGTAAAGGGAAATCTTACAAGAGGATTTTACCTACCATTTGTTCAAATGACTGAAGGACAGATTTCCGGAACCTGTAACTATTAAAATTAGATAGTTTCTGGTAACGTACAAAACTTGATGGTTCGTCAAGTAACGATAATGAACACTGGATGTTAATAAAATTGAGTTATAGTCCTCCTCAGACTTAACAACGAGGGCGATGAAGGAGTGGATCAGGTCATTGATCTGATCTGCTCCCAACTCAATTTTTAAATTTTTTTTTATTTTTTTTCTATTCTAAAAGAATATATAACGCGGGGATATTTTTATGAAAAATAATAATGAAGTTCCTTATGCGAACCTTCATAAAATAACTGATGGTTCAAATAAATTTTATACAATATATATAAGAGAATTTAAAAAAAATGATCAATTATATGGACTCCAATCAATAGCTTCTAAACAAGGATTTCAAGTAGTTGCTTTGTTTGGAAAAAAAACAACAACAAAACCCAATATGGCAAATAAGGGTATTTTCTTTACTTTAGTCGCTGCAACAAGGTGTGCAAGAAGACTTAAAGAATCTAAATTACAAAAAGATTATATTGCTTGCAATGATACTGTATTTGCAAGCATGGTCGGACTAGATTCGCCCATTGAAAAATTAGAATCTACACCTACACACGCGATAGAAGCTCTTTTTAAAGAAATTCCTAAAACAAAACCCAAAATGACATCAAATCAAAAAAATAGATTTTCAAATCTAATTGAATAATAGACTTCTTTCTTTTATCATTAACCTACAGGGGGATATAATGAAAAAAGGAGAACTAGTTTATTTAAAAGATCCGTTTTGGCATAAAAATACAAATTTAGGTGGGAAAAAAGCAATCGTTCTTTCTACTGATAGTTATATCTTAGTAAAAGTATATGATTATCATTCTAACCCAGTAAAGTGTTTCAGAAATGAAATAACTGATAAACCGGTAAAACTAGAAAAAAAAAGTTCTGAAGATTTAAAACCTCCAGATGAAAATGGATATAAACTTCTTCAAGACTATCTAGACGAACAACAAGAAGCTGATAGCTCTTGGGATTCATGGATAATATGAAAAGAGATTAGAATGTTTAAAGAAGGTGATTACGTTAAGTTTGAAGTAGACCCTTATGGATATAAGCCTCGTTGGTTAAACAATAGGGATTTTGGACAATCTGGAAATTGGGCAGAAGGCGTAATTACCGAAGTAACAGAATATTATTTTATTATAGACTCGTTATTTCCTGATAAAACTTTAAAAACTGTAAAATTTCCTAATAAAAATTCTACTTTCTATAATCCAAATCAATGGAAAAGAAATGGATTTCTTCAAGAATGTTTTATTGATTGGTTTTCTGAAGAAAAAATAAATCTCTTCCCTCAATGTGAGTGTGGAGGAGATAAGGCAAAAACAACACATTCAAGATGGTGTCCTAAATATGACTAGTTATACTACTTTTGATTACGAAAAAAACGAATTTACAGAAGAAAAAGATTTTATCAATTCCTGGAAATGGAAATCAGAATATGAGGAAAGATTAAATCTTCCAGTTACTACTCAAAAAATATTAGCTAATGACTATGGGCTTCCAAGAAACACTCCAGAAAGTGCCTTAAGTCAAATTCATTTGTTTTCATTAAAAAATGGTCAATTGCATGAAGAACTAGAAACAGAAAAAGAAAAAAACAAAGAATTGTTACATGCTCTAAATTTGGCTTCTCTTGAGATTAAAAATCACAAAAAGAAAATTAAAAATCAAAAGAAATCAATTGAAAATTATAAAGAAGATGTTTCTCCATATCTAGTACATAAATCAGAATGTGATGTGTATATTACCAAACATATTGGTAGGTTAAATCAAAAAACACGAAAGTGTACTTGTGGTTTATCCAAAAAAAGCTGAGCGTTTTCGCTAAGCTGATGATACTTTATTTAGGGCAGAGACTTCGACAGGATGTCCAACTCTCTGCCCTAGCTAAACAGTTTGAGCTTGCTTTCAGGTCTCCTCCGGAGAGCTGAGCTGATCTGCAGCGTTTCCCGTGACTAGTTGTAACGGGAAGGGATAACGCTGCACGAATTTAAGGCTGCCGGAAAAATTATTCGGTTATCCGAAAATGAGAATTTAATAATTTTAATAAATTAATTAAATTGATCAATTTTAAATTAACCTGGCAAACTCAAATAAACTGAGTCAGACGGGGAAAGAAAAAATTCAAGATAAGTTTTTGGTCATTCTAAAATTAAAGCTTGACCTTCCTTGATTTTAGAATTAAGTTTATTTTGGATCTTTTCCCCTCCCTCAGGACTCGGGATTGTTAAGATTTAGAAAGATTATCATCATGTATAAATGCCAAGCCTTTAAATGTAAACAAAAAGGGGGAACTCCTAATACCCCCTATAGACAACCGAAAAATTCAATTATTGTTGAAAAACGCCCTAAAACTTACAAAAGAATCATTAAAAAAGGTAAGAAAAGAGGCATTGTTGAAGAAATAGAAGGTTGGGAAATAGCAAAAGAAATAGCTGTTTGTGCTATCTGTTATGAACGAATTACTGGATTAAAAGCCGCAAGATCTGGTTCTTCTTTAAAAGAATTAATGCAGAAAAAAGAACGAAAACCTTTTATTAAAAAGAAAAGAAAAAAACAAAATTATAAAAAAGGCAAAAAGCCTTCAAATAATAATTATCAAAAACGGAATTCAGCAAATGCCAGAAAGACTCCAAAAAAATTATGATATTTATTACATTGGTCAAAAAAATTCGAACAAAAAAAGATTAATTCAACAACCTTCTCCAGAATTAAAGAATAAGCAAAAAAAATTAATATCTCTATATGAGCTTTATCCTCTTCCCCCCGCTTGTGCTTGTAAAAAAGGTAGTGGCCCTCTTGATGCCGCTTTACCTCATTTAGGAGCTAAATATCTTCTAAAGGTAGATATTTCTAATTGTTATCAAAATATAACTCCATATATGGCTTACGAAGCAATTAATCGTAATTTCCCTCAAGGAAATATCAAAAAACAAATGCTAGAAAATCTAGATACTTGTTTTATTAATTGGGAAGGCAAAAATATGCTTCCTACTGGAGCCCCCACCAGTCCTATTATCTGTAATATTGTTTTATCTAGAATAGATTATTACATAAGTAAAGCTGCTGTTAGATGGGGTTATCAATACAGTAGATATATGGATGATTTAAATTTATCAACTACCGCAGATAAACGTGACTGGGCAATAATTGAGACAATCAAAGGAATGGTGATTGGAGCGGGATTTCCTATCAATAAAAAGAAAACAAAATGGTATGGAAAAGGTAATAACGATGCTAAGATTGTAGCAGGAGTAAGTCTAGAATCTATTTCTAGACGACAAATCAAACGATTAATAAGAGCTAGATTACAAAACCTAGCAATAAATGCACAACCAATTGATTCTGTAACAAATGGTTATTTGGCTTATATTAAGTCAATAGACGAAGTTACTTATCATAAATTAAGTGAGTATTACCATAAAAAATTAAGTTATGTCTCTATGTAGTGAAGTATTAATTTTAAATAAGTATTTTTTAGCTGTTAAAGTTGGAATAGCTAAGGATGCCATTTGTGCTTTATATACAGGTAAAGCAAGTGTAATTGATGAAACATATACAATACGAAATCTTAATGAATGGATAAAATACAGTTCTTTAATCGATAATCTTCCACTTGAAGCTGCAAAATATGTAGGAAAGATCTCTTCTCCATCAATTTCCATTTATATTCCAAGAGTAATCAAAATAGATACCACTGCTGGAATTGAAATAATTAAAACAGTCAAATATTCCAGATATAACATCTACAAAAGAGATGGAAATAAATGTCAATATTGTGGAACAAAATGTAAAAATAACATCCGTACATTAGACCACGTACATCCCAAGAGTAAAGGTGGAAAAAGTACGTGGGAAAACGTTGTAACTTCCTGCAAATACTGTAATGGTAAGAAGGGAAGTCAGACATTGGATACACTCGGATGGCAGCTTAAAAAGCAACCTGTAGCTCCTGAATGGAAATCTCATATTGGAACTCCATTCGATAAGGTTCAAAATGAATATTGGAAAAATTTCTTATAATAGGTAATAAAAATGATCTATTTTGATCATGCAGCAACTACCCCAATCAAACCAATTGCTATTCTTGCAATTGAAAAAGCTCCTTTTGCTAATCCAAATAGCATTCATGCTTCAGGTCTTGAAGCGAAAAAAATCCTCAAGAAATCAGAAGAATTAGTTAAAAGCTATATAAATGGCTATAATGGTAGAATTGTATGGACTAGTACTGCCTCATTGGCAAATCATTTCATAATAAAAAATGCCCTTAGATATGCGCCTAACAATTCTAATCCTTTTTTATGTATGGAAACTGCCCATAAATCAATTCATAAATTTGGTAAACCTTCCAAAATGCTGAAGCCTTTAAGTAATGGTTTGGTTTCCGTAAAAGAGATAATTGCAAAAATAACAACAGATACTAAGTTAGTCTCTATGCTGTATGTTAATAACGAAACTGGTGTTATTCAGCCAGTTGAAATTATTAAACCAAAAATAAAACAAGCTCTTTACCATATAGATGCAGTTCAGGCAGCCGGAAAATTACCCATAAATGTCCAAAAAATGCAATGTGACTTTTTAACTATGTCAGGTCACAAGTTTGGAACTCCAAAAGGTATTGCATGCCTGTGGATTAAAGAGGGAATTGATTTGGAGTTACCCTATCTGGGTACTCCTCAAGTCCCGTTAGCTTTTGCATTTGCAAAAACTCTAACTTCTATAAATCTTGCCCAAAGAAAAGTTGATGCTATATTAAAGGAACAATTTTTCAAAAAACGCCTAGCTGAATATTCAAAACAGTTGAAAATTAATTATGAATATAATATTAAAACAATTAGACGACTTCCTGGAGTACTAAGTATTCGATTCAAAGGAATCGATGCAACAGAACTATTAATGGAATTAAGTGATAATGGATTGGCTGTATCTGCGGGATCTGCTTGTAATTCTAAAGAAATAATCCCTTCACATGTCTTATCTGCCATAGGAATGTCAGATAAAAATGCATTATCTACTATTCGTATATCTTTATCACCTGAGAATACATGGGAAGAACTTGAAAAAGGTGCAATTATATTAACTAACACTATTAGGAAATTACTTTATGACTGATCCAAACCTTGAAAAAATTATAGAAGCCAATATCAAAGATATCGAAAACGATGAACTCGGATTAACTCTTGCCCAAGCAAGTAGTTACTTAGATTATATTTATAGATATGAAAGAAGAGATAGAAGAAAAATCGAACTTGAAAGATTTACTGAAAAAATTAAAAATTTAGCAAATTTTTTCAAAAATAAAAATAGAGGTAATTAGCATGTCAAATGATAAAAAGAAAGATTCCAAAGAAAATGATTCTAGTCCAATTGTAAATGTTGAGTGGACTCCCCCAACATGGACTGATCAATTCCAAAAATTTATTATAGATTTAGGAGGAGTTATTAATGAAAAAAACGACAAAAATTGAATCTAAAGATATTATTGCTGTTCTTTTAGATGGAAAATTGGTTAAATGTCCAATAGAATTTAGTGAAGAAGAAGGCTGGGTCGATATGGAAATCCCTGTTCAAACAAATGATGGTGTAAACTTTGAATCAGGTAAAACAATCAATGAGGAACAAGGTCTATCTTTATTCGATTGGAAAACCATTCGTATGGAAGGAACTGTAGAAGTTGTTTATGCCAATTCTGAAACCACTAAGGTAAAATAATAAGGAAAGCTAATGCTTAAAATTCATCTCCCAAACTTAAAAGAAAAAAATGAAACAAATGCCGTTCAAGAAGAAGAAACAGAACAAGTAGAATTTCCAATGGAATTGTTCCAGTTAATGCAAGCAAGGGACAATTTAGAGCTAGAAGATAGAGGCATTATCTTTATCAATAGTATTATCACAAAAGCAACACTTGATAGAGCATATAAGCGATTATTATCCCTGCATTTTAACCCTAACTTTACAGAAACAATTCAAATTTTAGTTAATAGTCCTGGGGGATATACAGACGCAGGCTGGGCTTTTATTGATATTATGGAATTTGTAAAAAATCCAATTAGAACAGTTGCAATTGGAGAGATTGCCTCAATGGCAACTTCTATCTTTATTGCTGGAGATGAAAGAATTATGTCTCCTAATTCAGTTGCAATGATTCATGAATTTTCAACAGGAACAACTGGAAATTATTCTGAACTTGTAGCAAGTAGAAAAGCTGAAGATATTGAGTATCAAAAAGATCTAGATCACTTACTTAGACATAGTCGATATACAACACAAGCTCAGATTACTACCAATCTATTAAAAGAGACAGATAACTGGCTTACTCCACATGAAATGAAACTTCATGGGTTGTGTGATCAAATTACTGAAGCAAGAAAAAGACCCAAAAAAACAAAGAAAAAAGCAGTAAGAAAGAAAACTAAATAAAGTTCTTCAATTATATTGTATAAGTGTATATAATCTTATGTATGCAAATTTGTATTCCTAAGAAAAACGATTTTATTGTTTTAACTGATAACGTTATTTCTTCTGCAGGCAATCAAAAACTTGAATTTGTTTCTAAAAAATACCCAGATCTTCATTCTAGGATGACATCCTTTACCTTGAAAAAAGGAGAATGGTATCAAGTTGGATCTATTTATACGATAAAAAGTCATTTTTATTTAAGTCTTAGAATCCAAAAGACTAGAAGTACTAGACTTTGGATGAAGAATAGAGTTAAAAATGAAATTCAGAAAATTTCATTAGTCTATACCGAAGAAGATTCTCCAATACTGAGAAGTCGTTCTCTTGAATGTCTTGCTGAGGATTTAACTAAAAAATGTTTAGTATTTAAAACCGCCTCTCAAGCTATAGAGGCAAGTAAAACAATCAAAATAGGTTTAGATAAGAAATCTATTAGATGGGGACAATTAGAATTCTAATGACAGTAATTGATAAGAATCCACAACAAACTTTACAATTTAATCCCGAAAAATGTTCTGAATTATTAGAAAAACTAATAATAGCTTTTCAAGAATATAAGCCCACAGTTGGAGAAATCCTTGTTATCTATGGTAATTTAGGCTATACCCTTGGGGCGTCTATAGAGGGAGAAACCAAAGGACCAGACATTGAGTCTTTAAAACAGAAATATTATACTAATCCTAGTGTAGGGGCTGCTCTTATGCTTCAAGGAATTGAGATAACAAATTGGTTTCAAGATCACGAACAACAAACTTCCAAAAAAGAAAGGGAATAAAATGAGACCATTACAATATTCTATATACAAAGGTATGGCTGGAAAATGGGGAGCAATTCAATTGAATTTACAACCTCCACATTTTTATTCAGGCAAAAACAAAGATTACACAGGTTATGAAGCCATGGAGAATGGATCCTTAAGAGATGGATGGAAAATCCGTGAAGGAACTATCTTTATGGAGATTACCAGCACAAAAGATAGAAATGTCTATGATTGGGAAAACAAGATTGTTCTTGCTTTGTCAGTTACCGATGTCGGTAAAATCCTTCATTCACTATACACTGGTCAAGAATGCAGCATCATGCATGATCCAGGAGCTAAAAGTGAATCCCAAGGATTAGTTAAAAAGAATCTATATTTAGCCTCCCCCAAAGGAACAGCTAATGGATGCATGGTAAGAGCTTCTCAATCTGCTGGTGGACAAAATAAAAACCATCAAGTTCCTCTATCTGGGGATGAGCTGATTGTAATGAAAGAGTTGCTACAGGCAGCTGTCCCCCAAATGTTAAAATGGGGTTGAACCATGTCTATTTCAGGCTCAGATAAGCGCTTATTAGCTATCAATGATATGATTGATAAGTATTTGAATTCTTCAAATCCAATATTAACAACAACTACTAAGTTCTTAGGACACTTACAAGAAATTGCTTTAAACTTAGAAGAAGAAGATATTGAATTATCTAAAAATCTTCACAAAGAACCAATTACCATTACCACGAAAGTTATGCGCTATCGTGTCGAAGAAGAATTGTTTTATACTCTTGGAATGGTCATTAACTTTCCTGGGCAAAAACAAGAAAATATTACTACTGCAAGATATTTAAAAAATAGAGATAAAGAAGAATGCTGCTTTGATGGTATTTACATGTCTTTGAGAACCTTATTGGATTTATATGTTGGAGCAAATATTAATACTCCTATTCATGTCATTTCTGATCACTTAGAAGTTATTGAAAAAATGAATAGTGAAAAGAAATGCGATACGACTCTTTTGACAAAGAAAAGAGATCTTATATTAAAATTAACAACCGCATTCGAGCAAACATCAGTAATTTTTACCTGGAAACCCAAGGATAGTACTTCTGATTTGGTTAACGCTAAAGCAGCAGCTATCAATTTAATGGGAAATGCATTAATGGATTAAGGAGATTTAATAAAGTGTGATGAAAGGTCTGAAAAGTTTAGAAGTATATGATTTTGATTTACCATCCAAAGTTCTAGAACGTTTATCTATAGAGAAATATCTTTCAATCGATACTGAAACTGGAGGCCTCGATTATAGAGAAACCTCCTTGTTTTTAGTACAGATTGCAACTACCTCTGGAGAGGTTTTTATTGTTAAGAAACCAACTCCAGATAGCACATTACTTATTCAGTTAATAGAGAATAGTGATATTTCCTTTATTTTTCATAATGCTGCCTTTGATCTCGCATTTTTAAAAATGGGATTAATGACAGAAATAGGAACAAATATTCACTGTACCAAAACTTTAATGAAGATTATATTTCCTCAATATAGTTCTGGTTTAAGCAATTCTTTAAAAAATATCTTAGATATTCACATCAACAAGCAAATTGATCACTCTAAATGGGATCAAGACAAATTGTCATCCAGACAACTTGAATATGCAGCAGGGGATGTTCTTTATCTTTATAGATTACTTAAAGTATTAAAAACCGCTTGTTCTCCAAGACAGTACAGTATTTATACAAAATCGATGCAAGTTATTCGATTGAAGACCCTAGTTGAAGTAGAAGGCTATACAGATTTATTCAGATGGGAAAAAGAACATAGTGAAATAAGTCAACAAAATAGACTTTGGTGGAATAGATTACTTTCTCTAAAATATAACGAGAGCAAAGATGTTACAATGTAATGGCTTAGTCGCAATTCCTTCTGAACCAAAATTACAATTTGTTCCTTGGAATGATCAGGGATTTTTTGCAAGTTTTGATGTCGTTAGCCAAGAACCGATAAAAGATAAAGGAAAAGGTTTTCATAAGATCCATTATTACCACGCAAACATGTTTGTTGCGAAAGATAGAAAGAGTTACTGGGAAAACCTAATAAAATCTGGTGAAGTTTTTTTAATTAGAACTGCAGATTTTTCCAGTATTAGACCTGAAGGATTTAATAACCCTATTCCACAATTGAAATTAACAGAAAAAAACTTTTTACACTTAAAACAAGCCCAATGGCACAGTGCGTAAAAACCCTATATAGGGCAAAATTGAAAATATTTTTATGAGGAGATTTTGATGAGTCAGTTTGATGAAACCAATTTTGATGAAGATGAAATTCAAGACCTTTTTGAAGACGAAGAGTCTATGACTCCAGAAGATGTCTTTAAAATGGTTATGATTAACAAAGTAAAAGGAACGACGGTTCATGTTGAACTTTATGATCAAGACGAAGACAAAGTTGAGCTTTCTGAGGTAATTGAAGAATTACTAAACTATATCGAAAAGAAGTTATCAGATGACGAAGCAAATCAATTTGTAGATCAAATCATGCCATTGATGGCGCAATCTGTTGTTAGTGGGTTAGGAAGAATGCTAGGGATTCGACATACCGCATTTTTCTTAGCAAACGAAACTTCTCGTGTTGCATTAGTAAATATGATGTCTATTGCATTTCTTCTATTAAAATTTGTTCAACAAAAAAATCTAACAATTCAAACTTTCGAAAAAGAGATTTCTGAAGAAGAAATCGAAGATATTGAACGAAAAGCAAAGGCAGGCTCAGCTGCGACAATGGGAGCTTTGCTTGGTATGGATCCCAAAGAGATTCTAGAAAACCTAGTAGAACAGGGAGAAATTTCTCAAGATGACCTAGAAGCAATTCTAGATGGAGAAGATGAATAATTAGCTCTAAAAGGAAATGAAATGAAATTAAATACTCCTTTAGAAGAATTATCTCAAGGATTTATTTGTCCAGTAGGTTTTGATTATGATGGCTACTGGAGAAGTCGCATCCTAGACGATACTAAAAACAATATACTTTATATTATTCCTGCAGGTTATACACAAAGAGATAGCAAGGGTGTTGTTCGTTCACTTTATTATAAATCTTTATACAATAAAGCGGTTTCCTTAAAATCAGAGAGAAGAAGATATCCTTTAGGAGAAAATTCTCACAAAATAATTTTAAAACCAGAACCTAGCAATTCTTATGATCCATATGCAGTAAGAATTGGAATAGTTTTCGATGATAAAAGTAAGACCCCTGAAAACTTTACAAATCAAACCTGGAAAGAGATAGGATATGTTCCAAAAGTAATTTCAAAATTAATTACTAAAAATATATCTATGCTCAAAGAAGGAAAATTAACAGCATTGCAGGCAAATTATGCAGATCGTATATATTTTGGAAGAATTGAAATACCATATGGATCTTCTTTAGTAAAAAATTATAAAAATTGCAATATACAGAGAATTACAGATATTTTAGAAGGATAAAATGTTTAAAGCTTATGGTGTAGGATTTCAAGAAAGAGATTTTGAACTTGTTCGTAAAATAACGAAGGTAATAACTGAAGAGTATGTAGTTATTAAAGACCTTAGATATTATGATATCAATCTAGAAGATACAAAAGATAGTATTGTTTTTCTATTTGGATCAAAAGCCTCTCGTCTTGCAAAGGATATCTCTACAAGAGAATCTATTTTTCTCCCAGAGATAAAATCCCTATATCAAAAAGAAGAAAACGAATCTTCAAGACAATCTGCTTTTAAAAAACTAATGCTATTGAAAGATATCATTGAAAATAAGAACACAGTTGATACTGTTTCTGAAACAAATCTAATAGATCCTGTTCCAGATACAGATCTAAAAGATTTAAAAATTTTAGAACAGACACTTGTTCAAAAGAATATCAACAAATGGATATCAACAACAAAAAATGGAAAAACTATTCAAATATCCATTCAACCAGAACCAAGTGAAACAGATATAAACATTACTTTTGCAGAACTTTATGCCTTAAGATATGCAATGGACATTCTAAATATAAATGAGTGGATGATCGTTTATTCGAACAAAGATATAGAAACAAAGGATTAGAAATATGTCAGAAATTATTACTTCAGAAACTTCCGAACCAGAAGTTCTTCCTATAGAGGAAAAACAACCTAACTATAAGAATGCAATGGAAGAAATTCTTGCATTGATTAGGGGAAGAGCCCCTATCATCTGGGTTTTAACTCACGAAGAGAATAGATTTATCAATGATTTCATGGAGGCAATTGCAACTCCATGTAAAAGAGATGTTTGGCTTTGGTCTGCTTATCAGGGGTTAATCAGACAAGACCAGCAATTATCTACAGAACGTGCTTCAGGAGAAGATGACGGAACCTGGAATCCACAGAAAGCTTTAAAAAGAATCTGTGAGATGCATAGAACAAGTGACAGCAAAGGTACTTGTTTTATTATGAGGGATTTTCATACTGTTCTTGGTGAACCAATTCCAAGACAAATCAGAGACATGTATGAGCATCTGATTGGAACAGGGAAAACACTGATAATCCTTAGCCCCTTACTAGCTCATGGAGCTGGAGGTAATCGTGCTGGCATTCCACCAACACTTGAAAAACAAACTTCGGTCGTTAGATATGAGCTTCCAACAAAGAATGTAATCGAAGAGCATATCACTGAAGTTGTTAGTCATATGAATACTAGCACTAGAGGAAAGAAAAAGTATACAAAACTTGATTATGATATCAATGATATCCAAGGATTTGTTAAAGCATTACAAGGCTTAACCTTAATTGAGATTGATAATGCTATTTCAACATCAATTACCCACATGAACAAGTTGGATGCTGATAAATTGCTTATGGATAAGAAGCAGTTACTCAGAAAATCTGAGATTCTTGAATTTATTCATGCTCCAGTAGCAATGGATGATGTTGGTGGTCTTGATATGATTAAAGACTATCTTGGAAAATATTCTAGAGCTTATACACCCGAAGCTAAGGCCTTTGGAGTTGAACCATTAAAAGGAGTTCTATTAACTGGAGTTCCTGGAACTGGGAAATCACTTCTTGCTAAGGCTATCGGACGGCTTTGGCAGGTACCTTTGCTTAGACTGGATGTCGGCAAGGTCATGACTGGACTTGTTGGTGGCTCTGAATCTAAGATGAGAGATGTCATCAAGCAAGCAGAGGCTATGTCTCCTTGTGTCTTGTGGATTGATGAAGTTGAGAAGTCTCTAAGTGGTACTAAATCTAGTAACTTTTCTGATGGTGGTACCCTTGCTAGGGTCTTCGGAACGCTCCTTACAGCGATGCAAGATGGAATGGAAGGGGTAACTATCATTGCCACTGCAAATGACATCACAATGCTTCCTCCGGAGTTTATCAGACGTTTTAATGAGGTATTCTTTGTAGATCTTCCCGGACCAGATGAACGTTGGGATATCTTTGGGATTCATTTATCTAAAAGAGGTAGAGATATCTCCAAATTTGAACAACACAAGAAGGTCTTAGTTTCTGTTACTGATGGATTTACAGGAGCAGAGATTGAAAAAGCAATCAAAGATGGAATTGCAGCCTCATTTTATCAAGATAAAAAAGATTTAACTATCAAAAATCTTTTAGGAGCGATTACGGATACTAAGCCAATCTCTAGGGTGATGGCAGAAAAAGTCAAGAAACTTAGAGATAAAGCAAGAGGTTCTTTCCGATTCGCTAGCTCTTATGCAATGCAGGAAGCAAAACAAAATAAAAAGAAGGCAGTTAAAACAGCTTCTGGAAAAAAATTAAATATTGATGACGCTATTGACGATGTTGGTGTTTTCAAACAGACTAAAAAAGAAGAATCAAAATCAACTAAAGATGCAGTAGATAGTAGATTCTCAGATCTTTAATACAAAGGATGGATGATATGAGTCATTGGACTACAGTTAAAACAAAATTAAATAACCAATCAGTTATTCGTAAGGCACTGAAAAGAATGGGATTTGAAGCCCAAGAAGGTGATTTTACTATCACTCAATACGGAACAACAGAGGCAGCTCAATTAAGAATTGATGACGCTGTTGGTCTTGCTCGTCAAAAAGACGGAACATATGCTATGGTTGGAGACTTCTGGCATTCAGGTGACAGAAAACTTAAAGGTTACTATGGCCGTAATGAAAAATTTGTAAAGGATCTTTCGACAGCTTATGCTGTTGAAGAAGCCTTCACAAACCTAGAAGAACAAAACTTCTTCTGTACTGAAAATGAAAAAGCAGAAATCGGAGAAGATGGTTTGATTACTATCAACTTCGAACGTTATTCATGAGATTAAAAGGAAAATTAAATGTCAAAAGTAATCGTTAAAATCAATCCTGAAACTCACGAAGTAACCTACGAGGTTGAAGGAGTTATGGGAACAAAATGCACAGACATCACAAAGGCTTTAGTAGCTGATAATGAAGAAGTAGAGACACAATACACTGAAGAATATTGTGTTCCTGAAACTTTGCCAGATTATATCAATAATATGGAAGGAGATGAATAATGGGAAGAGAGCTTCAAGAACTCGTATTGGAAAATACAGAGAACGGATACAGCACAACAGATTTTTATACAACTGCGGTGCTTATCTCTCAAGAATTTCAAGTCACAGAAGTGACTAAAGAAGGACATCAAGGGAAAGTTAAACGCTTTCATTTTGATAAAACCCCTGAGGTTCAGGGAGTTGTAATGAATTACATTAACGGCAAGCTTGAAGGAAATATTAGAGATTTCCGAAATGCAATTGAAACCGTAAAAGATATGGTTTATTCCTCAAATTGAATCTACTAGCCCCCCGTAAAAGCGGGGGGCTAAGATTTTTAGGTAAGATATGAGAGTTCCTAATATTCGTACTAATTTTGATGCAAAAAAGCTCCCAACAGAAGAACAATTAGAATTATATTTATCATCTTTTAATTTATCTTCTGAACTTGAAGAAAATATTTTTTCATTAATTTCTAACCACAACTACGAACCTGAGAGCCATTATCGAAACGAGCCTTGTTTCCCTTACTTTGGGATGGATCTCCCTTATAAGAGTGCCATCTACAGAGGACTAACAGATTTACCCTCTTCTATTGAGCTTAATTCTCATGTTTACCCTGCTATAAATCATGAAAATTATTTAGAGGAAAAAGAAAAAGAAAAACCAATCCTGCGTGACTTGCCACCGATGGCATTTACATTGGAAGACAAGTTAGTAAAAGAATGTCAAACAGGATCTGATAAAAAAATATTTTTTAAAACATTCAGTATAAAAAAATGTAGAGACCTCCAGTTTATTGGGAATTTTATACGAGAATGCATTTCTGCTTATTATATAGAAGAAAAAAATAACTTTATGGTGTCTTTAGATCATTTTAATTATATTCAAAAAATGAATTTTGAAGAAATTAAAATGAAAATTCAAAAGATCAGAGAAGTATTCCCAACAAGTAATATTTATATAGTATCTCAACAAAATCATTTAATTTATTTAAGTAATTTTGGAGTAGAAAAAGGTATGCTTTATCCTAAAACATACTTAGTATCAAATGCTTACCGTAGTACTTATCATGAACCAGCTTTCCATAGTTTTAATTCAGCAATTTTTGTAAAAGATCAAATGAGGGCTTCAGCAGAGCATGAATTTGTATATAAAATACAAAGAGGGCATAGAATGTGGAATGTATTTGTTGCTTTAATTGTTAGGGATGGTCTTATTATGCCTGAAGATCCTTTTAATAAAGATTCTGAATTCATTCAGGAGGATATCAAGGATTCAAGATGGCATAATTTAATTTAAGAGAGATGATAAAATGAGATTACCGATTATCAACACACTTTCTTCAAGAGTAGAAGTTCACACTCTTTTTCTACAGCCTACCCCTTGGTGCGCGAGAAAATGTAAGGGATGTTACGTTAAAGAAAGAAATGCTGAAGGAGAACAGCATTTACAAGACCTAGTAACCCCCTTCACAGAACAATTTGCCGTAATTAAAACATTCTGTGAAGGTGAACTTGCTTGGGCTAATGAGATTACCATTGCCATAGACGATCTCCCTACTCAAAGAAGACATAGGAATCATATGCTTGGCTTGTATGATAAGGTTTTTAACCTTACCAAAGAAGCAAGGGTAGCTAACAAGATGTTACCCAAAATGCATATGACTTTCCATACTTTAAATACCTATCTCTCTTATGTTGATAGCGCCAAACGCAACAGCGAATGGTATCGGGAATCTTTTCATATGGAAGATACCTGGAAGAGTTTAGCTCTTCCAGGTCATCTTCTTGATATGATTAACTTTAGTCAACTAACTAACAATAGTGTTACTAGGAATCTTTTAGCAGAAATCAGAAAAGAAACTCCTGTAAATTATAACTATTTAATTCCTAGAAATGTCAATAAAAACAATATCAATAAGTACTTACAACATTTAATAGATATTAATGATATTGTTGATCACATTTACCTTGTAATTTACAAGGATCCTATAGGAAAAGCAAGAACTTCAAAAGAAATAAAAACAAGTCAAAGAAATATTGCAAGCGACAGGTTTTATATCCAAGAGTTATCTAAAAAACTCCCCACCTCTATCAAAAACAAAATACATATAGATGGCTGCCTAAAAGACGTAGAGAAATTTAATGCCACAGGTTATGGATGTTCTTCAAACATATCTAGGTTTCAAATCTGGCCAAATGGATCAGTCACTGGCTGTGCTTATGGAGATAAGAGTATCTCCAAACGTATTGGCTTGACTACAGGGGCCATATTGCAGAATATAAGAACAGCAAGAAAGCTATATGATTTTACAGATACTCCTTGTCATTTAGTTGATGACTATAATAAATCAGAAGAAGATTTAATTCAGTTATCAACAACAAGAGTAGGACAGATAACTAAAGACATACTTAAGGATATATTATGACTGAAAAAATTTATAAAGTTCGATTGATGGTTGACGTATATTATACAGATCCAGAAGATATCATTGGCAAGGATCTCTGCAGTGAAAATACTGAAATTGCAAATGAAGTTCAGAATACTGTATTAAATATAGTAGATTATGCAGAAGAGGAAAAGCTCCTTCAACCAGATTGTGGGGTCAAATTACTAACATGGCATGCTGTAGTTGATGACCCCACTTGTGATTTTGTTGATGAGCTTCCTATCTTTAAAGAGGAAAATACTGATGGGGTATAGAAGTCAAGTAGCACTTGCTTTGAAAGCCAAGCACATTAAAAGTTTTTTAGAAAAAGTAGTCTTTCATCCTGATTCAAGAGAGTTATTTGATAATTGGTGTCAAATATCTACAGAATTTGAAGACCGAGATGATGAAAATGGTATTTTATTTCATTGGCATTCTATCAAATGGTATGAAACTTATGACAGTGTAAGTAATGTTATGAAATTTATATGTGATTTACCTGGAAATGACCCTCAAGCTGATTTTTATTTCTTAAGAATTGGAGAAGACCTTACTGATGTAGAACTAGAAGGTCTTTGGTGGGTTAATCCATTTGAAATATCACTAGATCGAAGTATTCACTTTGCTGCTGACAATAAGCTTGACTTAAAAGATCTCGATGAACTAAGGAATAAGAGAACCATTCCAAACGAAGATCGTTATGAAGAAATTTTAAAGGAAATCTAATGTCAACAGAACATACTGCAAATGAAAAGGCTCAAATTCTTTTAACCAAACTGACAACAGGAAAACAAGTTCATCAAATTTTCGCAGATAATATGAGAGAACAATTACTGATCAATGGAAAGCCAATGGATCACTGGGAAAAACATTTTAAAATTAATATCCCTACAGATAATTTAACTCCAAGCCTGTGCAAGGAGTTATCTATGCGTTTAATTCAATTGAATCAAGAAGCAGCTTTCTTTCAGGCAATTGCAACAGCTAAGGCACAAATTATTAAACGTGGAACAACTGCTGCGTATAATGATAAGTTCTGGACTATTGTACAACAATATAAAAGCGAGAGAAAGAAACTTCCTGCTGCAGCTACATTAGAAACAATGGCAAGAGTAGACAATGAAGACCTTGACTCTGCTCAAACTATTGCTGATATTGAGAGCAAATTCTGGAAAGATATTTTAGATCACCTTTCTACTTGCAGAAAATTGATTGAAAATGCTAGCATGAATATAGCAACAGAATTAAAATCTCTCAATAATGAGAAATTTCTTGATAATATTACAAGAAAAATGTTATAACCCAGTACATTCATTATGAATTAATGAACAAAGGAAAAAATATGTCAACTACTAAGAAAAATAAACGCACAAAAAAGTCATCAACCAAAGACACTGTTACAGAAACAGTAGAAGCTGCAGCGCAAGTTGCAACAGAAGCAGCAGAGGCAGCTTCAGTAGAAGAGGGAACCTCTGGAACCTCCGTAGCTCTAGAGGATCTAAAAATCGGATATGTTGTCGGTCTCACTCAAGAAGATCGTTTCGTGTTCGAACTCTTCGGACTGAACAAAGGCCTAGTAGAATTACTAGGTATTCACCAACATGCTAGTCGTAAAGTCAATCGAGTTTACGATGACCAGCAAATGTCTGGTGATCGACTACTTCACGAAGTAGGTCGAGCTGTTGCTGCAATTGCACAAAGGTTAGATGGCGCGTTAGGTACTACAGCTTCTACTGTTACACCAGAGGAAACTATGGTGGAACCTCCTGTAGCAACAGAATAATTATTCATTAAACTCCCGCCTTAGGGCGGGAGTGTCCCTTCTTAAAGATAGATATGATAAAACTTATGAATACAAAGGGATAGAATTTTATCTATCTGATTATTCTCCTAACACTGAAGAATGTAGACTTGTTATATTAAAAGTGATTGAACAAACTTCAAGAGATTATCTATCACTTTACAACAGCAAGACTTCTGCGCTTCAATATACTTGGGAAACTGCAAGAGATTTTATATTTAGTGATAGATATTATATTAATTGGGGGAATCAAATCGTTTCCCCCACCCATTTATTACAATTAGTCGATATCGATATAGAGTGGTTAAGAAGAAAAATGCGTGAGCGTTTTTCACAAATTGAAAGAAAAAATAATGGCTAAAAAATTAACTTTAGGTAAAGAAGAAGCACTTAAGATTGCAATCAAAAATATCAATAACACTATTGGTGTTGGTTCAGTTATCTTTGGTGACAATGACATTCCTAGAATCGAAAAACTTTCTTCAGGATGTTACAGCTTAGACAAGGCTCTTGGTGGGGGCTGGGCAAAGGGAAGAATCGTTGAAATTTATGGTCCAGAATCAAGTGGTAAAACGACTCTTGCATTACATGCAATCGCTGAAATTCAAAAAACAGGGGGCTATGCTGCTTTTATTGATATGGAGCACGCTTTTGATCCTGTCTATGCAGAGTCTATCGGAATCGATACCGAAGCCTTGATCTTTTCTCAACCTGACCACGGAGAAGCAGCACTTCAAGTTACACAAGAACTTATTAAGAGTGGTTCTCTAGATTTGATTGTTATTGATTCGGTTGCCGCATTAACTCCGAAAGCAGAAGTAGATGGAGAGATAGGAGCCAACCACGTAGGAAGGCAGTCAAGACTGATGAGCCAAGCAATGCGTATGCTCGCTCCAACATCTCATGCTAATGAAACTACAATCATCTTCATTAACCAGATCCGTATGAAGATTGGTGTCATGTTCGGTAGCCCTGAAACTACTTCGGGTGGAGAGTCTTTGAAATACTATGCAAGTCAACGCGTAGATGTTAGAAGAGTAGAGAAACTCAAAGAAGGTACAGGAAAAGATATTGAATTTGTAGGCAATGTCACAAGGGCCAGAGTAGTAAAAAACAAAGTGGCCCCTCCTTTCCGTGATGCAATGTTTACCATACAATATGGCTTAGGAATTGATAGGTATTCAGACCTTATCGATTGCGCTGCTAATGAAGGTATCATCAAAAAGGCAGGGGCATGGTTCTCTTACAAAGGAGATAATATTGGTCAAGGCAAAGGAAAGACCTCTATTTACTTGCAAGAAAATCCCGATGTATATCTAGAGATTAAACAAATACTGGAAGGAACATTTGTTCCTGTTCAAGGAGAAAACGATGGATTTATCGAACAACCCGATGTATCAAGCATTGAGAGCACGATATGAAGCAAAAAAGCTACAAGCATTAGCAAATATGCAGGTATTTATGAAGGCTCCTGTTGGGGTAGCAGATCATCCCAATGTATTGGATACCATCGCGGAGTTTGCAGAAGAATTAGCTCACGCTGAGGATATTTTGTACTCACTCGAAAACAATTTCGAATAGGATTAGTTATGAAAAAGTATACAACATATACTTACGAAATCACTTATGAAGAGTTAGTAGATGCAGTTAAGGCTGTTATTTTAAGAAATGATCCAAGTGCAAATATTAATCTTGGAACAATTAATTCTCAAAAATGGTTGGAAGTAGATAGCAATAAGAGTCCTTCTATTGACAGAAAAGAGATCGCATCCACTTCAACAATTTTATTGTCTATTGAGATGGAAAAATAAAACCCCCATAGGGGGTAAAATTGAAAATTATTTTTTAAGACAAAAATCCAAAAATATAAACGAGGAACCCTATTAAAATGTCAAAAAATGAGGAAGAAATTTATATTCCTAGAAGAAAAATCAAAAAGAATTTCTATCTAGAATTAAAAAAAGTAAATGAAGAGTACGAATCAATCTTAGATATCTGGGGCTCATCTGATGGAAGCGATCAAAAAGTTAGAAAGATTAAAGCACGAGAACTAATGAAAACAAATCCAGATCTTAGTTTATTTAGATCGGTTCTCACAACTCAACCTTCTGCAGAAGAAGATGAAGTTTGTGAAGGTCTAAGATACTGGATGATGAAAGAGAATGGAACTCTACCTGTTAAAAAGAAAATAGCTCCGCTTCCTATAGTAAATCCAATAGCAGAAGAACTAGTCTTAACAGAAGAAATTGTTATTCAAACAGCAAAAGAAGACAAGCCCACAGGCAAGAAGCAAAAGGTTACCTTTGGGAATAAGGTTGCCAAGTTCTTTGGATTTTAGCATGTGTATGGTTTGTATAGACATGGCAAAGGGAACTCTTACCTCCAGAGAAGCCTTAAGAAATTTTTCTGAAATCTCTGTGAAGGTTAGCCAAAGCCATGCACAACAAGTATTAAGAAAAATTCAACGAAAAATGACAGAAGAACTATCAAAACAAGAAGAAGAGAAATCTATACAAGATTAGTTTTTGAAGCTATACTTTTTGCATGACTTCTAGTGTCAAGCAACTTCGTTCTAATACTATAGATATTCAAATCTTAGCAGAAGAACACTTTGATTTAGAAGAAGAAATTTCACTAGAAGATATAGAATTAATTCTTAGAAGAAGAATTCTTCTTGCTTACCCCTCCGCACATAAATTCAGCAGTCTTATAAAAGAAATCCTTGATCAAAATACTATTTTGTATAGATTGTATGCAAAAGTAACCATCCCTATTGACAAGGCAACAAAACAAATGTTTGAATTCAATCCAGTTCCAAAAACTAGGTTTGAAGCCATCATTGATGACATGGAGTGAATTTTGTACGGTTATAACCATAATCCTGGACCTAAAATCAGATGTATGAAATGTGAAGACACTATTCAAAGCATGTTTAGACATGACTTTAAATGGTGTAAATGCAAATCGATAGCGATTGACGGTGGAGGAGACTATACAAAGATATCCTACCACGACGACGCTCTCTATGAATACGTGGAGGATTCTAATGCCAGCGACTCAAAGAATTAAAACGAATACAAGCTTTACTTTTCAATGTAAAGAATGCAAAGCGACCCCTCAGGGAAAAAGCGAAGATCATTACGAGCTATGCACTTGCGGAGCAATTGCAGTTAGTGGTGGCCTATATCCTAAAATAAATACCGTCTATCCAGACGCTTATAGATACCATTACGGAGAAGAAATATGGGAAGAATGAAAGATTTTATCATGGAAGTTAGTGAAGACATGGGTCACTACGGAGACATTAACGATGAAGTATTAGCAGAAGCACAACATAGGCTTGCTAATCTTATTGATAGGGACAAAGAAGAGGTAGTCACAGAAGACATGCTCATACAACTTGAAGAGAAAAAATAATGTCCTATCCAGAGAAATTATTAATTATATTTGTAATTAGTACGGCTTTTTTACTCGGGTGTAGCATTGTCTACAGGGTATACAATCCAATCCAGAAACACAATCTAGTTACAGACATTGAAGATGATAAAAAAATTTACGAGTTTTTTGCACATGACAATACTGTCAAGTGTGTTACTTGGTGTGTTGACGTGGCTAAGTACAGATGTTTTGGACAATGCCTCCCTGTTCTGATAGAAAAAGAGGATGGACATGATTAAAAAACATGGCTTGAACGAAACGGAAATAATCTCTAAGGATTTTCATTTATTTTATTCATATGACACTCCAGTAGCTGCATACGATGAAGAAATTGGAACTATATATGTCACAGAGAAAAAGTATTCCAGAACAACAACAGCACATGTTAAAAAATGGATAAAATATCTTGATGAAGAATATAACTGGGGAGATAAGATAGAGTTAACTGAAAGCACCTTTCTCCATCTTTCACAAGAAATGAATTTAGGAAAAACTTTAAAGCTACTGACAGACGAACCAAAGAAAAGCAGGGAAGTCTGGAAAAAAAGATACTGTAACTTACTCGAAGATAGTTAATTAATTAAACCATGATAAACTGAAGCTATGGGGAACGACATTCTTTATAGCCCACTAGCTATGGCTATTCTGTTATCTAAATATAACATTAATGTTATTAAAAAAGATGATGGAAGTTTAATTTTAGCTCAGTTTACAGGAGAAACTACCTACATCCCATTGGGACAAGTGGTAGGATCTTATTCTGAATTATTTGAAATGGCATGCGAAGTCACCATTCAAGTACATAATACAATGAAAAATAAAGGGAAATAATGTCCGAAGATTTTTGTCATCTCCACGTTCATTCAGAGTATAGTATCCTGGATGGTTTAAATAAAATTGATAAGCTATGCCAAAGAATTGTTGAGTTAGGAATGAGTTCTTGTGCACTGACTGATCATGGTGTTATGCATGGCTCTATTGAATTCTACAAGCATGCGAAGAAGTATAATATCAATCCATTAGTTGGAGTCGAAGCATACATCACAGAGGATCCTGACGACTCTGAAGTCAAAACTAAAGACAACCACCACATGATTCTTATTGCTATGAATGCAAAAGGATTTGAGAATCTTGTATGGATGACAAACCAGGCTAACTTACATAACTTTTACTATAAGCCACGTATTTGGCAGAAACATTTTGAGACAAGAGCAGAAGGAATAGTGGCCACAACTGCATGCCTTGGTGGTGTTATTGCTAAGAAGGGCTTCCCTCTTAAGCCAACAAGAAAAGGGAAAAACCAAGAAGAATATGATTTAGCCATGCAAACCTATGTTACAGAAAAACTTAAACCATATGATTATCAGAGCCTAGCAGTTAAAAGACTTAGAAAACTTCACGAAATGTTTAATGGTAGATTGTACTTAGAGATTCAAGACAATATCATGCCAGCTCAAAAAAAGTTCAATGATTGGGCGATTAAAACCTCAAAGACAGAAAACATTCCATTAGTTATTACTGCCGATGCTCACTTCTTAACACGAGAAGACAAGAGAGCACACAACCTCATCATGGCTCAACAATTTAAGAAGACCCTTGATGAATACGAGGGAGATGAGGATGGGTGTAATAAAACTGATGTATATGGTGATGGTGTTTACGTCAGATCTCCTGAAGAAATGTTGGAAGCTGCCAGAAAAATAGGATCAGAAGAAGCATTCTATAACACCCTGGAGGTTCCAAAGATGTGTGATTTAAATATCACACTCGGTGAATATCAGATGCCTTACTTTGACATCACAAAAGAACCAGACTGCGAAGAATTTAATAATTGGAAAAAAGGATATGCAAAGGATGGGATTGCGAGTTAAAAAAGGATTTGCAGGTTTTATTAGTGAGGATGTTGAGTTTATAAATAAACAAAACTCCCTCCTGATGAGATTTATTAGTCTATTTTACCCAGCATTTATGACTAATCTCTGGACTACTATCGGAAATAAAATTTACTATCCAAACACAGAGAGATCCCCCTTAGCTATTAAAAATTATGCAATAATTAAACATGAACTTATCCATGTAAAACAATTTAAAAAATATGGAGTTTCGTTATATCTATTTTTATACTTGTTATGTCCCTTGCCATTCTTGTTCTCTTATTTTCGGTGGAAATTTGAAAGAGAAGCTTATCTGCATGCCAATATTCAAACAGAAGAAGACATCGATAAGGTTGTAAATTTATTAAATAAATATTACTTGTATCCCTGGCCTAAAAAATGGATGCGAGCTTGGTTTATAGAACAGTTTCATAGGAGAGAAAATGGGGGCAACTCTTGATAGTTACTTTACTTTTAAATGCTTTAAAGGATTAAAGAATAGAAATCTAGAAAACGATCAAATATATATTGATAGATTAAACTATGAGATTTCAGTAATCCACAAGATGGGTTACGCTGGTTACTTTCTAATTGTCCAAGACTTCATTAACTGGGCAAAACAAAATGATATTTATGTTGGTCCTGGTCGAGGATCAGGAGCAGGTAGTTTAGCCTGCTACTGTCTAGGTATCACTAATTTAGATCCTATAAAACTCGGGTTAATTTTCGAACGTTTTTTAAATCCCGCCAGACTATCTATGCCTGATATCGATGTTGATTTTGAAAAACGATATCGAGATAAGGTTATAGATTATGTAACTGATAAGTATGGTGATGATCATGTTGCTCACATAGGAACATTCAATTTACAGAGAGCGAAGGCTGCAGTAAGAAACGTTGCTAGAACTCTTGGCCATCCCTATTCTGTAGGTGATGAGCTTTCTCGCCTGTTGTTGGAACCCATACATGGGAAGCCACAAAAATTAGAAACCTCCATTGAAAAGGTAAAACAATTAAAAAAGTACAGTACATCTAATGGACCTGAAGGTGAAACATTACGCTGGGCTTGCAAGCTTGAAGATATTATCTCCAGTGCCGGGGTACATGCATCTGGAATTGTTATCTCAAATGATTCCTTACATAGCACTGTGCCTTTATTCTTAGGTAGAAGCGGAGAGATTACTACCCAATGGGAAATGAAAAACATCGAACAATATGGTTTGATTAAGTTTGATTTCCTTGGACTGGATGCCTTAAGTAAGATCCACAGATGTGTTGACCTAATCAAGGAGCGACATGACAACATTTCAGATTTTACTATTGATTCTATTGATCTCGAAGATCCTAAAACTTACAAAAACCTAAGGCAAGGTAATGCTACGGGAGTCTTTCAACTGGAGGCAAGCTCTGGCATGAGGGACCTTTTGGTACAAATTAGACCTAGCTGCCTTGAAGACTTAATTGCTTTGGTTGCTATCTATCGTCCAGGTCCTTTAGGATCTGACTATAAGAGTACCTATCTTGATATTCGAGCAGGCAATAGTGAACCAAGATATTTAATTCCAGAATTGGAACCCATCTTACAGCCCACAGCAGGATGGATTATATATCAGGAGCAGGTCCTTGAAATTGTTAAGCAACTTGCTGGTTTTAGTATGGCCGATGCTGATCTTCTCCGGAGAGCTATCGGAAAGAAAGAAACCGAGACCCTTAAACAACAAGAAGAAGCATTTAAAAAAGGCTGGCAAGCCAACGGATATGAATTAGAAAAAGCAGATAAAATCTGGGAAGACATTGTTGCTTTCAGTGACTATGCATTCAACAAGTGTTTAGATGGAGACACTAAGCTTTATAGACCTACAATAAGTAAGGGTAGGCACTATACAATTTCAGAACTTTATAAGATAAAAAATGATCGTGGTTTTGCTCGCTCAATAGATGCAATTCCAATGAGAAATAAATTAATTTCTAAAGGTTATGGATACGCCTGGTCTTTAAATAAAGATAACAAATTAGTTAAAAATAAAATAGTTGATATCAGATACCAAGGTTTAAAAGAAACCTATCAGGTCACAACAGAATCTGGTTTAACTATAAATACAACTTTAAATCATAAGTTTCCAACTTCTAATGGGGAGAAGAAGCTAGAAGATATATCTATAGAAGAAGATCTCTTATATGTAAACGATGGCTCCAAATCAAAAGACACTATGTATAGGTTCAATCTTCCTGGAGACAATCTTCCTGAAAAAGGTCAACAAGGATTTCAAAAAAGAGATACCCCTTATACTCAATTAAAATATTATCAAAATAATTTAAAGAAAACTAGTTGCGAGCTTTGCAGTTCTCAAATGAATCTAGAGGTTCACCATGTTGATGGAGACCATGGAAATAACAAATTAGATAATCTTCAAACCCTCTGCTCTGGATGTCATAAAAAAGCTCATTATCAAATGGGTAGAACAAAAATGGGAGAAGCGGGCCTCTCTACAAGACTTGAAAAAATTGTTTCAATAGAATCTGTAGGAGAAAAAGAAGTTTACGATATTGAGATGGATGCCCCTAATCATACATTTACAGTTGATAATGGTATCGTTACCTCTAACTCTCATGCTGCAGCCTATGCTTACATTACATACCAAACTGCATGGTTAAAGACACACTATCCAAGAGAATTTATGTGTGCTGTAATGATCTCTGAGTCTGGAAACAGAGACGAGATGATCAAGTGCTTAGCAGAATGCCGTCGAATGGGAATCAATGTTCTACCTCCAGATATAAATGAAAGCAAGAGTTCTTTCTATGTAGATAGTCAAGAAAACATTCGTTTTGGGCTAAGCCCAATTAAAAACTTAGGAGAAACTCCTGTTGCAGTCATTATGGATGAAAGAAAATCTAAATCTTTTTCTAATTTCTCTGACTTTTGTCAACGTGTTGATCTTGGAGTCATCAATAGATTAAAAATTGAATCCTTGGTAAGGGCTGGATGCTTTGATTCCTTGCAAGAAAATCGTGCCAGCTTACTGAAAGCAATAGATGATGTTTGGGAATTCAGGAAGAACTCCAAGGCATATGAAAGAAAACTATTAACTTACACAAGAAAGGTAGAAGCATACCACCAGAGACTTGAAGATATTAAAAACAATATCAAATCAGATACTGGAAAAGCATTAAAGCCTTTCAAACTTCCAGTTGCTCCTGAAATACTAGGCTTCCCGGATATCGATTCTCTTTTAGAATTAAATGAAAAAGAATTGTATCAAGCGGAGTATGAGCTGCTAGGATTTTACATTACAAATCATCCACTTGGAAATTTTGATCCAAAAAATTATGCTAAGAACTTTTTCAGTATAGAAACTTTAAAAGAATTTGAAAATAAAATCAAAGTTAATCTTGGTGCGGTGATTACAAACATTAAAGAAATCACAACAAAATCTAAAAAATCAATGGCATTTTTTGTTTTAGAAGATTTAACAGGAACCATTGAGGCTGTTTGTTTTCCTAGAAACTATACAAAATGTAAAGAATTTCTACAAGAAGGTGTTCCCCTTGTACTTATTGGATCTACCGAGGTTACCAGTACAGAAAATGAAAAAATAACCAAATTTATCATTGAAAAAATTCAACCTTTAGAGTTAGAATCAATAAGTAATGTAAGTAAAAAAATTATTGAATGTCCCATTGATTATGTAGAACAGGTTATTAGTTTAGTAAAGGAATACGAAGGCTCAACAAATGAAGTATGTCTCAGTTTCATTACGAAAGATCAAACGAAATTTAATCCTTTATATTCTTTTGGAATTGATAATATAGAGAACTTTATAACCAAATTGGACTATATTAAGAATGAGCAATGAAAATAATTTTAACTTTAACTTAATCTCACTAGGAATCGGATTCGCTATTGGAGTTGGTGTGTTATATGTGATCGTACATGCGTGGCCTCTATTTCTTCTTGCAGGAGCAGGGTATGTTATTCAAAAAGGGATTCCAGATTATTCTAGTGAAAAAGAAAACACAAAGGACACTGGATGAAATACTGGACAAACGAAGAGATAGAAATCCTATCTCAATCACTAGAACTCAGCACAAAAGAAGCTTTCTTAGAATTTTCTAGTCATTTTGGATCTTCCCAAAGGACATACGATGCTGTTCAAAAGAAAATTAAAAAACTAAGAGATGCCTACTCTAATGAACCTGATGAGGATGATTTTGAAGAGAACATTGAAACTCTTTTAAATCCGGGAACACTGTTAATACAAACAGACCTGGCTCAAAAGAAAAAAGAAAACAGACAAAAAGCAAAACTGTGGCTTGAAGGTTTGGTTGACTTAGCTCAAACAGAGTACACAACCTTAACACATCGTATCGCCCCAGAAACAAAGGGAACTTCTCTATGTTTGGTTTTATCTGATTTACATTTTGGTAAACACACCAAATGGTTTAATATGGAAGAAGCAAAGAAGCGATTGCTTAGTATTCCAGATGTTTTATTGAATAAAACTGCAGACTTAACAGAACTAGATGAGGTTGTTGTCATCTTAGCAGGTGATCTTGTTGAGGGTGAGGATATTTATCCCACACAAAACAATCACATTGAATGCTCAGCCATTGAACAAACTCAAGTTTGTTCTGAATCTGTATGGGAAATGATTCTTAAGTTTCGAAGTTTATTCCCTGACGTTATGATTAGAATTGAAACGGTTCCAGGAAACCATGGAAGAGTAAGTAAGACTGCCAATGAGAAAACCAACTGGGATAATGTTGTCTATATGATTGTCAGCATGATAGCCAAAAAACATAATGATGATAAAATTATTATGAATTGCAACTTTGATACCTTTCGAACTTTCATAGTTAAAGATAAGGTTGGAATGGCTAATCATCATGGTGTAAAACATACAGGAACCTCAAATATGAGAGAGAAGGTTGCTGGCTGGATAACTGGAAAGCAGTTTGATTTTATGGTTCATGGTCATTGGCATGAGTGGCATGTAGGAAATTGGCTTGGACGTTTTGTAATGGGGAATGGATGCATGTGTGGTCCAGATGTTCTCGCAGAACAAATGGGCAAGGAGGACACTGCTAGGCAAGGTTATTTCTTTGTAACTCCCGATGAGCCTGTCTGGGGATTTAGCTTTGTAGAATGGCCTCATTCAGCTAATGAGACACTTAACCCAAGAAGAACGTAATATTGTTCAAAGAATAAAATCTAAATGGACAGAAATTTGTAATGGTTTACTGAGCTATACAGGTTCTATGCGCCCATTATTAATGCTTGAATTTCAAGGCTACTTAGACTATTTAAAGATAATAGAAAATCAAATAGCTTTTTGGGAAATAAAATCTTTAGAAATAAATCATAAGCTAAGCTCGTATGGTCTAAGTCAAAAACTAATAGAACTAAAAGCAACAAGCTTATTGGAAATTTATTTGCCTGGAAAAATAGGAGAAGTTTCTATATATTTATCTTACTTTAGCGATGAAGATATGAGTAATTCTTTTAAAAGATGGGAGGCAATTATTAATGACATTGAGGACAGCTTTGATGACAAAAAATAAAAATTCACCGATGTTTACATTGAAAATTATTGAAGTAAATGAACTAGAAGATGGTACTTCTGAAATGATTTTAGATATTCCTAGTGAATTTCAAGAATGGTTCAAAAAAGAACAAGGATTAAAGAGATGGTCTAATAAAAGATTTCAAGCTTGGCTTGAAGATGCAATTGAAAAAAACCTACTAGATCTCTGAGGATAAACAATGAATAATTGGCAACAAAATGTAGAGGATTTCCATAAAAAATTTGAACAAAAAATTGGGAATACTCCAGAGTTTTCAGATGAAAATACTATGAAATTAAGAATCGTATTAGTCGAAGAGGAATTCTTAGAACTAAAAGAAGCATATGAAGAGAAGGATTTTCCTTCTTTTATCGATGCAATTGCAGATTCAATTTATGTTCTTCTTGGAACAGCCGTAGCTACAGGAGTAGACCTCGAACCTATCTGGGAAGAGATCCAAAAAACTAACATGGCAAAAACTCCTGGGAACAACAGATTGGATGGAAAACTATTGAAACCTGAAGGGTGGTCTCCTCCAGATATTTCTAACTTACTAAAAGAACAGGGTTGGATTGATTAATTAATGACAATGTACACTGGTGTTCAAGTCATAGAGACAAAACAATCCATCATTGACCAACTGTATGAAGAAAAAGTCATTCCCTTATCATCTATAGGAAATGAAACTTATCCCGAAAATATATACTTAGTTTGTAAAGACACCTCTGGAGCAAGTGCTTCTGCCTTAGCTCGGGTAGAAAAAGGATATCTATGTCTTCTTGATTCAGATATATCCTGCGGAAGCCTGCGTCCTAGAAATAAAGAGCAACGAATGGCTATGGATGCCCTGGTAGATGACTCCGTAAAGGTAGTTGTTCTTACGGGCAGGGCAGGCACAGGAAAAACATTGCTTACTCTTGCTGCTGCAATAGAGAGAGTCGAAGTTGGCCAGTATAAAAGAATCATCCTAACTCGACCTATGAGTTGGGTAGGAAAACATGGCCTAGGGGCTCTCCCTGGAGACGTAGACGAAAAGTTTAGACCCTACCTACAAAACTACCTATGCAATTTAGAATTCATGTTAGGAGGAAATCCAGAAGCAATTGTTGATCTTGTTCATCAATACAGGATTGAATTTCTTCCTATACAATTGATTAGAGGAGCTTCTTGGCACGATGCTTTTATTATTGCTGATGAAGTTCAAACTCTGGACTACCATGAGATGGTAACCTTAGGGACAAGGGTTGCGGAAGGCAGTAAGCTTGTTATCATGGGCGACCTAGGCCAAAGAGATGAAAAAATTGAAATAGAAAAAACAGGAATTTATAAATTTGTAAATTCATCAGGTGCAAAACACAGCCCTATCGTTGCTTCACTTGAATTAATAAAAAGCGAGCGCAGTCCAGTGAGTCAACTATTTGCAGATGTTTTTGAGGTTTAATGGCTGGAGACTATGACATAGACTATGACTATGATAATTTTTCTTACATAGATCTTAGGTCTCTGTCCACTAGAGTTCTATCTGTAACTTCATCTACATTACCAAATGAAGATGCTGTTTATATTTATAGAACAACTGATGGAACCACAGCAAGAGTAAGAGGGGGCAAGTATGTTGAAGAAACCCCTGCTATAATTGATAGGTTCCAGCAAATAATTTTAGATTTAGAGGAATAATATGTCAGATCAAGCATTCGAATTAAAACAACTCAAAAGTTATCAGTTTAATTTAAACGAAAACTTTATGAAACAATACATAGGACAACAACCAAATTGGGGTCCTATTGGTTATGTTACATATAAAAGAACATACGCTAGGCCAGTCCTAGAAGAAAATAGATCAGAAGAGTGGTGGGAAACAGTAAAGCGAGTAGTACAGGGAACTTACACTATCCAACGTTATCATTGTAAGAAACTAGGTCTTCCTTGGAACGCTAATAAAGCACAAAAATCTGCTCAAGAAATGTTTAAGCTGATCTGGGATTTTAAATTCCTACCCCCAGGCAGGGGTCTATGGATGATGGGAACAGATTTCTTATGGAAAAAAGGAGGGGCTTGCTTAAATAACTGTTCATTTGTAAGCACAAAAGCTCTATCTACTGACTTTGCTGACCCCTTCTGCTTCCTAATGGATATGTCCATGCTTGGAGTAGGTGTGGGTGGTGATACCAAAGGAGCTGGGAAGGTTAAGATTCGTAAGCCCAAGCCAGGAAAAGAACTCTATACTGTATCAGACACCAGAGAGGGCTGGGTTGAGCTTGTAAGAGACGTTCTCAATAGCTACGTAGGTAAGGGTATGTTACCCTCAAATATCAGCTACAAGAACATCAGGCCCTATGGAGAACCCATCAAAGGATTCGGAGGAACATCCTCTGGCCCTGCTCCATTAGAAAGACTGGTTCAAGATCTCCAGGATATTTTAAATCCAATGATAGGCGAACAAGTCAATAGCACTGCTATTGTAGATATTTTTAATGCCATCGGTAGATGTGTTGTTAGTGGGAATGTAAGGCGTTCAGCAGAGATTATGTTTGGAGAGGCAACCGATCAAGAATTTCTTGAACTAAAAGACCCAGAAATCAATCAAGATATGCTTGATAAATGGCGTTGGACAAGTAACAATAGTGTATTCGTTGATGTTGGTTCAGATTATTCACATTTATCTGAGATTACAGCAAAGAATGGAGAGCCTGGGTACTTCTGGCTAAAGACAGCACGAGAGTATGGCAGGATGTGTGATCCTCCAGACTATAAAGACATGCTTGTTGAAGGAGCTAACCCTTGTTCCGAACAATCTTTGGAGTCCTATGAGTTATGCTGTTTAGTAGAAACTTTTCCTGCAAGACATGGATCATTTGACGAATATCAAAGAACTCTTAAGTTTGCCTACTTGTACGCGAAAACTGTTACACTCGTTAAAACGCACAATGAACGTACAAATGCTGTTATGTTACGGAATAGAAGAATCGGCACTAGCCAGTCTGGAGTTGCCCAATCATTTACTAGACACGGTATACGAGAGCATTTTAGATGGTGTGATGAAGGATACAAATATATCCGAAATCTGGATAGGATTTATAGTCGATGGTTGTGTGTTCCTGAGTCGATTAAAGTCACCTCAGTCAAGCCCTCTGGAACTGTATCACTTCTCCCCGGGTCTACTCACGGAATTCATTTCCCATATTCAGAATATTACTGGAGAACAATCCGCTTTGACAAGGGGTCTCCTATCACTCAGGCGCTTCGAGATGCTGGATATAGAATAGAACAGGGAGAAACAGAGACTACAGCAATTGTGTACTTCCCTGTGAAAGAAGAGAACTTTTCTAGATCTGTACAGAACTTAACTATTTGGGAACAAGTAGAAATCGCTGCACAAATGCAACACTACTGGGCAGACAACCAGGTATCTGTTACTATTAATTTTAAGCCTGAAGAAGCTAAAGACATTAAAAAGGTATTAGAGCTTTATGATCACAAGTTAAAGTCAATTAGTTTTCTTCCGTTTATTGAACATGGATATAAACATGCCCCTATTCAACCAATTACTAGAAAAGAATACGAACAGGCTGTTAAGAAAATTAAACCAGTCTTCTTACGGCAAGAAGGCGATACAAACACTGAAGCGGGTGGCAAATACTGCGACTCAGATCAGTGTACAATCTGACTGTATATTTTGCTTTCCAGATAGAGAAATCATCTGGCAAGACAAATATTTCTTTGCCATTTATGATAAATACCCTGTAAGCAAAGGCCATGTGTTACTTATTCCCAAAGAGCACATGGCTTCTTTGTTTGACTTACCTTTAAGAACGTTCATTTCCTCATTTCTTGCATTCCATTCTATAAAAACTATACTGGACAAACTTCACGAACCTGATGGGTATAATATAGGAATGAACTTGGGCAAGGCTGCTGGACAGACTATAGACCATCTTCATATACATATCATTCCACGATATGAAAGAGATGTAGAAGATCCTACAGGAGGAGTCAGATTTGTGATTCCTCATAAAGGAAACTATAAGAAACCAGGCTTTATCCCCAAGGGAAAAACTAAAAAGCCAAAGGTTAAGGAGTCAAAATGAATAAACTATTAACAGCTTGTTTGTTATCATTTTGCATTTCTACGACTGCATTTGCAGGAGAAGAAGTACAGAGTAGTACAAACTGGTTATCACAGAATGATATTCCTGAGGTATCCAAAGTTGTTGCTGAAGGAACTCAGCCATTACCGGTGGTAAATGAACCACTAGGGATGGAACTTCCAGAAGGCAATGACATGCAAGAAGCTATAAATCTAGGCATGCAAATGCTAGAAGCAGTTCAGGCAGGGAAGATGCAATTAGTCCTAGGCTTATTGCTAATGATTTTGATCTGGACAATGAGGACATTTTGGTCTTCGTTTCCTCCAGATACAGTTCCTTGGCTAACAGCAGGAATTGCAATCATTGGATCTGCTGCTGTAGGGATGATCTCAGGTTGGCCCTGGGAAAAAATACTTACAGATGCATTAACAATATCAACCTCCGCAGGGGGCTTATGGAGTTTAATTGGAAAACATATTTCCAATTTAACAAAAAAATAAATTAAGACTCAAGGTGTAAAGTGAGCAAGGTAACTCAAAAATGTCCCATTTGTAATGGCAAATTTATTGTTCTTATGGTAAATGAGGTTGCTCAAATAGCATGGCCAGAGTGTTGGAAGTGTGGGTTCTCAGGACACTGCCCAGAAGACACAGAGAGTATGCATATTGATTTAAAGTTGAATTCTCATATGGAAGATACTCAACTAATCAAAGAAGCTGTAGAAACATGGGATGAGTACCTTGCTCTCCTTGAAGAACAAAACACACCTAGAAAGGTTAACTAATGTCTAATAATGTAATTGAAATCAATAAAGAAAAAGAATCCATGGATGCTATCGTAGATTCATTTGATAATGAGGATGCCCAGTCTCCAGAAGAACTAACAGATGAACTCTCTGTAGAGATGATCAGGAGAGGAATCAAAGGCGGACTTGGCATGCTAGAGAAAGCCATGGAAGGTTGGGGAGAGAGAGATAAGAACTGGCAGGCCGATGGGAACTCAGAGATTACTGAAATGATGAATTCAGTTCAAAAAGTCTTAGAGAACATGGATAAATTCATGGAAATGATTCAGCATGACACTGTTGGTGTCATCAAAAGCATGGAATCATCCATTGCAGGTCAATGGACCACGCAGGCACATCTTCAAACTTTAATTGAAACATTGAAATCAAATGCCGTAGTTACAGATGAAGAGCTTGAGCATACCTGGAATAAATTAATTCCTTCTTTAATGAAAGATATGCAATCTCAATCTTGAACAACCAATTCAATATACTGACCTAATACATACCTGATCTCAGTAACATTACTTTGAGAACGCATTATATTTGATAATGTTAATGCTATTTCTTCAGATGATTTCAGGTGTAAATTTTTTATCCCTGGAACAGCTACTTTGATAGTAGTTTGTTCCGGTGGATAAGAGGTGTCATCCTTAACTAGATCTTGTTGAGTTTTATTTAATTTATAATCCATCTGCACGAGTTTCCTTTAATTTATATAATATACTATTCAAATGCTTCTTAATCATTCTTGAATCTTTTTGAACAATTTTTGCTATCTCCTTCAGGTTCTTATCTTCATTAAATTTTAAAAATATAAGATACCGTTCATATGGAGAGAGATTCGCTAGTAAATTATAGTTAACACCCTTAATTAAAAAATTCAAATCTAATTTAAATTCATAGATTGGATCTTCTTCTGGGAAGCTATAAGCATATTCTTTTAAAATATTTAATTCGTATTTTAACCAATCCCTAATACCCCAGATAGATCTATAGGTGAGGTAGCCTTTTATACTAGAGGTTGGTTTGATTTTTTTTGAATAGTATTGTTTATCATAACCTAACCACAGTAAAGCAAGTTGCTGCTCTATCTCTTCTTTAGTTAGGTCTAAGTTTCGTTTTTTATTTTGAAATAATTCTTTGAGATTACCATGGAGGGCTAATAGAGATTTATTCTTAGGATATAATTCTTGATCCCAGTAAGTATCATATGTCATATCTACCAAATCATTGAATAGATCTTTAAAATTTTCTAAAACATTCATCTCCTCTATGGGGAATAACTACTCCCAGTTGGGTATAGTATCTTTATATTTTTTATCAAGCTCATTGTAGTATGCCATGATAGGCACACCTATATTTATAAAGAATTGATCCGCCTGAGTTCCGCGCCGACCAACAACTGCCCGTAGTTTCTTAAATTCCTTAGGATAAAATTTCTTAAATCTGCGTACAGCAGTCTTACCTTTTGGATCAAGTTGTCCTTTAACTTCAAGCCATAAGGTTCCAACCTTGAAGTCAGGTAAGTAAGAAACAGTTCCGTGCTTAATGCCATCAAAAAAGAAAACCTCGGGTTCATATTCCCATCTCCTATCTTTGTAATTTAACCAACGAGCAACGTTTGCTTCCCATCTGGAGCGCATAAACTGCCCATCTAAGTCTTTTCTCTTACCAATGTAAGATTTTTTATTTCTTTTAACCGTAGTAATTTTACCATCTATCTCATTTAACTTTCTAGTGATAGCATTTCTGGACTTAGCCAGTGCTATTGTCAATTGATTGATAGACATATCATCTCTGTGCTTCTTTAGATAGTCTGTTTCAACTGGACTCCACTTTACTTTACCTCTAAACATTACTACTCCTGTGAGAGATAAAGCTGAAAGGCTTTGTTAGACTTTGGACCAAACAGTCCATCGACTTTACCAGTATAAAGACCATTAGCTCCGAGTACAATTTGCATAAATCTAGCAACGTTTCTCCTAACCTTATCTAGGTCCACCTTTTTTCCTGGGCATGTTTTTCTAAGGCGTTTACTCCCTTTAAACATGGTCCAACCAGTACCTTTTAACTCTCTATGCCCCACGACCTTATCAGGTGTTAACCCTAAGTTCAAACAAATTTGTCCACAACGGACCTCTAATGTATGTAGGAGGGCTCGTTTGGGAGCATAGACATCCTCACCCTTCTTGTTGCTACAACGATAGCACAACGCAATTCCTAGAGAGCTGGGATTCCACATCCCAACATGCCAGGATACTTCTGTATAATCTAAAGTCTGAAAGATATCCCCTTCTACACCAATCATCTCGTGGTAGGTAATAGCAGGACAACCACTATCGGAAATGTGGTTTGGTTTGATATCGTATTCGGCTATACGAAGCGGCGTAGTCTTCCAATCAGTTGTGTGAACAACAATTCTTTTAATTTTAGAAATTTTTCTATTTTTATATTTTTTATCTGGATGTCTTGGTAACTCTTCTATCAAATTAATTGGTGCTTTTATCTTAATTAGTCCTAAAGCTTCTTGATATTTATTCATTTTGTTCTTTGATACTTTTGAGGTAAAGGTATCTTTCTCTCCTGTATTTTTTCTCTCTCTCTTTAAGCTTTTTATAATGCTCTGAATTATTTCTATTAGTTTTTGCCACCTCATATCGACTTTTATTATACACTCTTATCTTCTCTTTGATACTTAATTCCTGGGCTCCTTCTTCCGCTCCTGGACCAGGACCAATACATTTAATCTTGGCTTTAATTAATTCCATACAAAGTTTATCTTTGTAACTTATTCTAATCAGGTGGATTCCTTGAGAAGCGCATAAATCATCCTTCTTGTCATCGAGGATTTTACCACGCAAAAATGCATCTTTATTTTTATGAAAAAATGAATTTTCTTCTGAGTGTTGGACTCCGTCGTATTCAAAACCTAAATTTAGATTTGGAATATAGAGATCGAGATGTAGTTTATCTCCAACGGGATGCTGTTTTTGTATGTGTAAGGTGGGGTATGCTTCCCGCAACAGCGCAAAGAGTCTCTCTTCTCCTTCGGATTTGATCTTCTTTACGCTGCCTTGCAGGTTCAATTGACAACAAATATTGCGTACACTACTAACTGGTCGGGACAAAACCTCCGACAGTTGTAAATAAGTGTAGGTGTTTTGTCTTTCTAATAATTTTATTAGTATCTTTTTTTCTTTTTCTGTCCATCTCTTTGCCATTTAATCCTCAGTAAAATTTATAATATTCGGGGTCTTCAAATATTGCTTTGAAAACATCTTTATCTAATTTGAAATCAATAGAATCCCAATCTGACTGCTGATGTTCTTCTATTCCTTCTTCTAGATGCTTTAAAACAATTAATGTTAGCTCTCTTTTTCTTAATAAATCTGGAGATTCTAAATCATTTGTCTCATGAACAACTTCTTCAAAACGATTTTTCCATTGGTTATCTACCATAGCTTTATTCCTTGTTCGAACGCTTCATGTCCCCTTTCTCTCATATCTAATAAGCCTTTTTCCATTGCCCATTGAGCGAGATCGTTTGCAAGGTTATCGTCTTCAATAAATTTTAAATTTGCAAAGACATCATTTTTGAAATCAACTGTATTTAACACGACCTCTTCAATGTATGCCTTTCCTTTAGTATCTCCTATTGTTCCAAGCATTACTACGAATTCTCTTAATCCGTATTCAATGGTTGCCAGATGCATTAAGTGCTTGTTTCCAGGCATAGGAAAGATATTTTTATTTTTAATGTTGAAGCGCATATTTTATTCTTCAGTTTTCGATCTCATGTCTCCTTCTCCATCCAAAGTATCCAGCAATTGGTCATAAGCATCTCCTCCTATATCCCTTGTTGAATGTAAAATCCGTGGTTCTAATAATTCTTCACAACGTATACATTTTAACATCACATAGGTCATCTCGCCAGCTACTGCAGGCACTTCTTGTCCTAAAATTACGTTATGATCTGACACATAACGTCCCACCTTAAATTGGTCAAACCATTGTGAGTTACACTTTGGACAAGCTACACAATCAGTTCTCTTTTTTTCTTCTGCCTTTAAAGCAGCACTATTCACTCTTTCAAAATCACTATAAGTTTGCATTAAACTTCCTCTTCTTTCTTATCGCATTTGCAATTGCAATTGTTACATTTTTTAAACGGGGGCTTGGTATCTTTAAAATCCCATCCAGTTCCTTCGCAAACCTTGCATTTCATCTCAGGCTCTGTGCCTGAGTCTTCCAAGGTTCCGATTAATTTCCCATTCTTGTCTTTGATTTTCAACATGAGATCTCCTTAAGGGTTACACTTTTCATAGAATTTACATTCAATACATTCATTTGTTATTGAAGGATAGTATAATTTTCTTTTTATAATTCTACATATGTTATTTATATACCTACCTGTTTTAATTAAAGAATTTTTATCATATTTAATTATATTAATATCTAATTTTCCTCTTTTTCCTATTGATAAGCATTGCATGGTTACCTCTGTGCAATTTAGATGCTCACTAACCAACCAAGCCAATGCCCTCGTCTCAATATCATTGAAATGTTCTTTCTTTGTACCATATGCATTCGTATTTATTTGTGTACAGACAATTGGATTTCTTAAGTTAATGACTAGGGCCCTTCCTTCCACAAATATCCCTGCAGTTTCTACCCCTAATGGAACATTTGTAAAAGCCTCTGTAGACCATTGTAAATAAATTTGATCATACCAAGCTCCCATTGCTAGTAAGATATATTCTGAGCTTTTCTTTGCTATACTATACTGTTCAGAACAATAAATATTACAATTCTTAAAGACTTCCTTGTCTACCCAGCTAACAATTTTTCTCCAGTCTGCACGATAGGAGGTCTCCATGATTTGAAGAATCCCTTTTGATATTACAGACCCAATTATTCTTTCTTGTTCTGTTATCTCAGGCTCTTTGTTTCCCTTAAGACTCAAACAGAATGCCATCGGACATTTTGAGAAAGTTTTTAATTGTTTAAGGTTGATTTTCACTTTCAACTTTTACCTTAATGAAATTGATTCTCTTTTCTGTGACTAACTGCTGTAGTGCTTTCTGATCTTTAGATAACCTAGCAGACTTTCCTGTCTTAACATCAATAAAATCTATATAGCCTTGCTCGTTTTCTTTATCAAACTTGATTCCAATAAAGTCTACAATATTTCCTAGTGGAATGATTCTGTCATATGTTGCTTTTATTTCTACATACCCTATAAGCTCACCAAGTGCTCCCTTTTTAACGTTGGAAGAGGAGGTTATACTTTTTAAAACTTTTTCCGGAACTTGAGATACAATCTTTTCAAGCTCACGCATGTTATAATTAATAACGCTATTGGCTTGTGTATTAACTTCATCCTTAAATTTTTCCTTTAAAGAATCTTCTATTCTTTGTTTGTATTTGTTCATTATAAATACCAAAGTACACGAAAATAAACTAGACAACAAAACCCATTCTAATATTGTCATAGTGTTGCTCCAAGTAACATACCAACCCCCCATTGTTTATCAGCTAAGCCATAGTGACCAAAAGGACCAAGCCATAAATTTGTAAATATTGGCAGGTTGTTCCCTAGATTATACAATACAGGGGTTAATCCTACTGATATTTCTTGACCTACATCAAGAGATATTCTTGCAAATCTCCAAGCAAGGTCTTTACTTGATAGTCCATAGCTTATTGGACTAAACCCTACAGATGCCAAGCCTTCCCAGTTTAAAGAATCAATAGAACTATCTCCTCTAAGACCTAGACCTACACCCATGTCCATATGTGGATCCCACCAAAGAAACTTTGGGGTTCGTTGATCATCAATGACCATTGCAAAGCTCTCAACCTCAAATTTTCCTACAGTTATTCCTTTATCATCCAGCTCATACAATCTAATGTAGTTATTGACTGCTCCACTTGGAGTAATTGCTTCCACTATCTCAGCTCTTAACTTTAATGTTAAATTATAAGAGATATCCACGGGGAGAGTCCCGGAAGAAGTAAGTCTTGAGCCAATTGAACAACCAATAAGAAGACGATGGTCTTTATATCCAGCTGTAAAAGGATTGAGTACGCCCAGTTCTTTATTTGTTGCAACATATAATTGTCCTTCTAGCAAATCTAATTCTTTGCAGTCATTTATATTGATTGAATTACTAATCTCTATACTTGTCTCTGTACTGCGTGAAATTTCAACCTCATATCTTGCTTTAAGTTCTCCATATCTAGTTAAAAGGGAATTCCTTTTCTTAATTTCTTTTTTGAGATCTTTTTCTAAGTATTTGATATGTTTTGAAGCATCTCCAAATTTAGTTTCAGCTCTTCCTATCTCTAGGTTTGCTTCCATTAGTTTTTTATTTAATTCAGAAGTTACTTCTTGAGTTTGCATTTCATTAAGTTTCATTTTTACAATAAAACCACCACATAAAAGTAAACTTATAGTTAAGAATCCTATTATTAAATAGTCTTTCATTTTGACTCTCCTATGGTGGCTTTTGTTTTACTTGTGCTCACCCATCCCCATCTCTACAACCCATCCAGGGACATTCCTTTTTGTATAAGCAAGTATATCTGCTTTTTCTGTTAAATAATAATCTCTGTACGCTTTAACAGGGTCGTTGCATTTAAAATGAGCAGGAACACATTGTACCGGAGGGGTCATTCCAACTGGTTCCCTAACTTTTGCTCGATGATTTTTATCTCCTAAATTTTTAGGATAAGAATCTAAAATAATATGCTCAGAAGCATGCTTAGAACCTCCGCTCTTACCATATCTATAAGAATATTCCCTACATAGCTCTAAACCTAATTCTCTAAGCCACATAAAGTTTCCATCCGCTGTCTGTGCCCACTTTACGCATGGGTGATTCTTGTTTGAAGAGGTATAGCCATATGGAATTCCACTCTCTCTCATTACTGTACATAATATCTTAGCAATATCTGGGATTTGTTTCAGTACATGCTTATCACAATGATACTGTGCACATAGCTCTGGATCCTTATCTAAAATAAATATATTCATTATTGATAATCCGTTTTTCCTTGTTGTAAATATACATTAACACATGTTTCAAAATATTGGTTAGCCCTATCTAAATTTTCATAACAATGTAAAAGCTCTGCAGAAATATCGTCCATAACCCTGGGAGAGATACATTGCTTTTCAGCATTTATTATTGATGGTAAGTAGTGTTTACATCCCCACGCTAGAGCTATGGCTAATAATAATGCTACTATCATCATTTTAATATTAACTTGTTTCATCCAAATAAACTATTCCTTTCTCCTGGTCGTTCATACTTTGTTCCTGTATTCTCCTCAGCTTCCGCTTCTTTAGCAAGAATAATACTCTCGTCTATATTTTTAAAGTCAGAATAATCTGGATAAAATTCAAACCATAGCTTGCTTTTGAATCCACTTACCTTGTTCTTCCCAATGCTTAATTCTATAATTGGCATACGAACTGGAGCGCCATCGACTAGAGCTGTATGAAATTTTGATGCATCATCACCCTTCTCGTGCACCTCATTGTGCAGGTGGGCGATAATGTTTGCATCGTACTCTATTTGTTTTGTCTCTGAGATATCATCGTTAGTGGCCTTGCGTCCACCCTGTGTCTTCCTATATTCAATAGTGGTAATCACTGCAATGTGATGTTTGGTTGCCAAGTTCTTCATCATGTTGCTTACCTTTTTGAATCGAACTCGCTCATCTCCACCACCACCGAAGTCATGAAGTTTATGAAAGTTATCTAATATGTATACAATATTCCTATTAGGATACTTATTTCTGAAATGTCTAATTTGAGCATCTGCATACGATAAGCTATTTCCATTATTCGCATCTCTTAAAATTATCCTCCCGTCATCTATGAGTGATTCAAATATATTGTATCCCATATCCCTCTTTTCTAACAGCTCATCCCCATGTCCAGTTCGTAAATAATAATTTGGATCCATTACTTGGTTTAAAGTTAGGTCTCTACTCCCCTCTGCAATTGATACAAATTTAGGAATTAGTTGTTCAGCCGTGTCATCAATACTGTGATAGATCACTAAGGCATCATTTTCTTTCTTATGTCTCGCAATTTCATATGCCATTTTACATAGAAAACTAGTCTTGCCTGCGTTAGGATTACCTCCCAAGCAAAACCATACATCTTTTTTCCAATCTCCTGCTAGGGCATTTTCTAATCGCTTTAGATCTTGACCCAATACAAAGCCACTAAAGCTTCCATCCTTAGTTTCTTCGTATTCTCTTCTGCTTCTGACAAGTGAAAGACAGGATTGTTCGGAGAAATTATCTTCATCATATTTGTTTGCCAAGTTATATAAATCATTTAATGCGTCCTGTAGTACAAATTCTATTTGAGAGGGATCTCTCTGTATGAGGTTGACCATTTTGTCTGTAATATTCTGTCGTTCTCTGGCTTTTTCTGCAGCTCTAATATTCTGCAAACGCTCTAGTTCTGACTGAATAGCTTTGATGCTAATGCCTGTAGCTTTAGCTAACACTTCACACATTTTTTCTTGTGCAATATATGAGGTCTCATTTACAATGAGAGGAATCATATTCTTACAGATAACTTCTTCGTCTTCATCTTCTGCAAATCTAGAAAGTCTCCACTCGAAAGCTGTCCACTTTCTGAGCTTCTTAAACTCTTCAACACCTTCTTCTCTAATGAATTCATCAGGATCTTTTCCGTTAGGAATCATGATAATATGAACTCTAAGATCCTTGTGGCCTGCTAGAGTTGTATCCAGAATAGATTCGATGCGATTCTGACCAGCCTCATCTCCATCTAAACAGAGAATAATATCATAGAGGTTGTATTGTTTTAATAGGAACAACTGATCGAGACTGAAGGCGGTACCACCAAGGCCTACTGTGTTTTTAACTCCATGTTGAGCTGCAGTAATTACATCGGAATAACCTTCGAATATATATACAGATTGTTTGCCTTTCTTACGTTTCTTAAGTAAGCAATCCAATCCATATAGTCGAGTACTCTTCCTATAGATATTACACTTAACACCAGTGTGTTTTTGGTTTATATATTTGGCCCCATTAGACCTGTCTTCTTTGTACTCTAGATTCCTAGAAGCAAAGCCAACCGCTCTGCCTCCTGGATCTTTGATGGTAAAGACAAGTCTATCTGGTCCAAAAATCTCTTTCCTACCTAGGTCTACGTCATCTTGAAACCTTGCTGTAAAACCAAGGTCCTTCATATGCTCTCTGAAATCCCTATAGCTTCCTATACTACCAACACCATACTCTTTGCAGATATCTTCTGACCAATCACGTTCCCTGATGGCTTGATCAAATAAATCTGGCTTGTTCCCCATGGTTAAGTAGTCACAAGCATTTTGATACGCTCTATAGGTATCTAGTTCATAGATTTCTTCCTCTGTGAGGGGCTTCTGTTTTAATTCTAAGCCAAATTTCTCAGCAAGATATGCTAGGTTCTCAGTTATGAACCCAACACCCACTAGGGGCTTGTTCTCAAGGTAATGAGCAGCATGAAATATATTTCCTGAAGCTCCGCAAGAGAAGCAATGGAACACATCTTCACCTGGAACTACTCCAGCCGAAGGGTTTTTATCATCATGAGCAGGGTTGATACAGCAAAATAATTTTGTAGGATCTATTTCCTGCTCTTCTAGATATTCCGGTAGATGTGGAAGGATTTTTTCAATCACTTCCTCGTAATTTTCAATTTTCATTAGATACTCCCCTAGTTAAGACCAACAGACATTTTTAAAAGCACAGTAACTACAGTTCCAATCACCAATCTGCTCATGTGGACCAAGCTTTCCGCTCTTCCACTTGGCATATTTGGTTTTAGCTACTTTTCCTTTTGAATAATAATCTTCTATCTTTTCTCTTGAATAATAAAGTTCATAATCATTCGGAGGAACAATGTCGTTATCCAAATAAGATTGTAATTCTTTATATCTTGCATAGATATCATTGACTGTAAATGAACGAATGATTTCCCCTTCAACCTTAGGATAGATAATATCCTCTTCTTGATGAAGTTCAACCTTGAAGGTCCGTCTTTTTACTGAGTCTCTAGCGAAATATACTATTCTAAAATAGGGTAGTTTATCTTTAAAGAAGTTTAAATAGATAAGTGTTTGTAATAAATGAGGCATTTTTGGAAATGCCTTAGTACTTCTATTCCCAAAGAGTTCTTTCTCTGCAAAGTATCCATAGAAAGACTTTACCTCTGCACCATATACAGTGCCATCTGGTTCTATCAGCAGGGCGTCTAACTCTCCTGAGATACCAGCTTCGGCATCAACAAACTTTACATTGTTGTCTACCCAGATTCCCATCTCTTTCCAGAGATCAATTAGAATCTTTTCGACACCAATACCTTGCTTGAAGATATATTCAGATCTAGCAGAGTTAGGAATACGTTCAAACTCATGACTACTACATCTAAAATATGCGGCACGCATACATCCACCATGAACAACTTTATCTCCATGTTCATCGTAGGTGGTTACTGAGGCTTCTGAGGGGTAAAAGTTTTTAGCTCGGGGAGCTTTAAATTTAGGGCGGGTCATATGTTCGTCAACGTGTGCGAACAGGTTATAATTATCGTAGGCCATGCAATTCCTTTCTTTGTTGCTGGCAGGTTCCATAAACAGAATAATTTATTTTCATATGGAAGGCAAGAACTAATCGATCTTTTCTACCCTTACCTTCACGCTTACATCTATATCTTTTACGATATCTTTCAAGGCTTCTTCTATATCATATGTGATCTGAGCTGCGGTTTCACTATTTTTTACAGACCCAGTAACATGCACTACTACCTGAGTTTTAAAATTTAAGTCATTGATTTTCTCATGAGTTTTCAACTGTGTCACATCCTTTGTATGTCTGATGTGTGTCCTTGATAGTATACCAAGGAGCTTCATTACAACAATAAAAGAAAAAAATATGATCATGCCTAGCAATCCGAATGCCATCTCTAGGATATCCATGATCCAATTCCTTCATTGTAATTCCTTTATATCTTGAACCAATCACTCCCGTTACAGTACATTGTTAGACTTCCATAATCTTCTTGTATCTGTACTTCAAACTTATTATTGATTGAGCTTGGAGCTTTGGCTCTTATTTTTATTGGGTATTGGCTGGCCTGTCCTTGTTCATCTTTTATTATAAGAATCCGACCTTTTATATTCTCTGAGTTAGGTATCATAATCTCTACGTTATTATGTTTTACCTTTTCTATACCTATGATACAGTCTTTTTCTTCTATTGTATATAGGCTGTCATCTATTCCTTTGTATTGCAAGCCTAAGCTACCTCCTACATGAAGTAGACAGTTTGTGGGCTGTCTCCCTATACCTATATTACCTTTTTCAGAGATTACAAATCTATCTTTGTGGTGTATGTGTATTTTGAAGCCAGCGCACTCATCTATATGGATATAGGCCTTGCAGTCGTCACTATCGTAACCAACTTTAAAGCCATCATCTGGGTAACTACCTGTAATTTTGTTAGAGAAATTGATACTAGGGGAAAGATCTCTATCAGATGAGATCTCTGTAGTATTTATTTTAAGTCTATGGGCGACGAATGGTTTTTTTGCCATATCGTCTTCTCGCTTTTATGGGTCTGGGGGAGCGTGCTATCTCTTTTAGAAATCCCACCATGAGAAGCACAACTCCCCCTAATAATACCACTGTAGCATGAAAGATAGTTAGTGGTAGACCCTCAATCATCTTATGAATCCCCTTGAATTAAAGTTGCGGTTCCATCAGGAGCTATATAGTAAAGTCCCGATGTTTGTCCTTCTCCACTTCTATCCCAATGAACCATTTGTCCTGTAGAGGCAATTGCGCTTGGGGTATTAGTTACAGTTGCTAACTCTACCGCTGTAGGGGTAGTCAGTGTTGCATTTGCTGTTAATGCGGTTACTGAACCTGAAGAGTTTTTAACGAACATGCCACTAGAGGTAGCATAAACGCTTGAAGAATTTGCTACAGTATCAGGCTCGCTGCCCTCTGCAAACTGCAAGCTTCCTACTGCACTGCCGTTATCCTGTATTGTTCCTTGCTTAACACCCTCTACGATGTCCCAAGCAGACCCATTCCATCGGTAGGTCACCTTGCTTGTTGAAAATTGTTCACCTACTGCTGGTGATGTTGGAAAATTTGCCATTTCTATTGTCCTCCTAGTTAGCTAATTTTTGTTTTGACACCACTTGGGTCTCTGTAATATAATCCACCAAGGCCTGCGTCAAAAGACTCAGTAGATGGTGTAAAGTTTTCGGTATATCTGGCTGTCTTGCTAAATCTGTAGTTCTGCATATTGCAGTGAGCATAGTAGCCAGATCCAGACCAACTGTATCCCACGTATGGGCCCTTGTTCGCTGGAAAGTTTTGTATATTCGGAGCGCTTGTTGCATTACCTGCCCAATAAGTTAAAGTCTGATTTACTCCATTTATATATACCTTCCATGTCCCCGATACTCTTGTAATAACATAGTGGTACCAAGTCTCATCTGAATAGGAAGAATCAGGAGTAGACATTCCAATTTGAGTGGTTCCAGACTCTTTATAGAAGAATAAAAATTTTCCTCCTTGAGTGTATGCTTGAAATCTATTGCCTGTTGTTCCATCATACATATAAAGTATAGGATTGACTCCATCAGAATTTCCTGATTTTCCTCTAATCCAAGTCTCTAAAGTAAAATCAGAAGTTCCAATATGAAAATCTTCATGATCATCAAGCTTAAAGTAATCTGTGTTTCCTTGTGAGAAGTTTAGACTACTATCTCCAAAATGCTTAACACTTGTGTCTACACTAATCTGCTCTGCGGTAGCGATTGTCTTGCCCATTCCACAAGTTAATGAGTCTCCGACAAACAGTAATTTGGTGTGGCTATCTTGTCCTGCTTTTACATAAAGATTTGGTTTATAGATTGTAGTCGTAAATGCTGCAGTTGGAGGTGTAAAATTTCCTGTATATCTTGCAGTATCTGAAAATCTAAATTCATCAAAGTAAACATTTGGACCTTGATTCCCTCCTCCATAATGACTTCCAATCCATAAAGGATCAGAACCGATTATTGTTGTTAAGTTGTGTGCAGAAGCTACACTTCCACGAGCAACCCCATCGATATAGATTGTCATCGTTCCTGATGATCTGACATATGCAATGTGATGCCATTCATTATCCGTAACAGTTTGTCCAGAAGTAGTTAATGTATTAACCCATGATGAACCATTAAAGTATCCATAAAGTAGATTACCTCCAGAAGCAACGTATGAGGCAATAAAGTCTCCACCTGTTGCAGCTCCGAATACAAATACATAGTCTTCACCGCCATCACTTGGCTGCTTATACCATGTTTCTACTGTGAAATCTCCAGTTCCTATTTGGAATACAGAAGATCCTTCGACTCTTAACGCCTCTCCACCTCCATCAAAATATGCTGAAGAAGAACCAAACTTCTTATCGCTAGTTACTGTTTTCACATCAGTTGTGCTTCCGCTTTCAATTCTTGCTTCTACAGTGTGTCCATGACTTGATGAATCTGTAAAAACCTGACCATTGTTGCTTCCTTCAAAATGCAATAGCAGCAAAGTGTTTGTATCCTGACTGTATGCACCAGGAGCGTCACCTTCTGTTAGTCTACCAGGAACATAAGCATTGCTACCGCTATCCATTTTGGTAAGTGTTCCATCAGAAGATTTCATTACAAGACCATTCTTATTTACAAAGAGTGCTCTTTCTCCGCTTCCAAGAGCTGGACTACCCCAACCTTTAACATCAATTAAATCATGTTCTGCTGATTGAGGAGTAAAATTTGCTGTATAGCGAGCACTTGTTGAGATACGTAATTCGTCAAGATAACCTTTGTATTGCCAATTGCTATTGTCACTCCAGACATATTTACCAATTATTAATTCACCAGTATTTCCAATCGAATGGTTGGTGCTATTTCCATAGCTACCATCATCTGACTTGCTTATTCCATCAATATATACTTTGAAAGCACCACTTTCTCTTACTAGCGCATAGTGGTGCCAAACGTTATCTGTAGCATTACTCCCTAGGTTCGCATTAGATACTTCATGACCAAAAGCCGAACCATTCACATAATAGTAAAAAACAAATCCTCTTTGAGAGGAGATTTCTATAAACCAATCAGGCATATTTCCGCCACCATTGGTTGAGGAAATTACTGCATCATATCCTCCTCCCAAAGCATTATTCGGATTATTCTCTGATTTTTTAGCCCAGAATTCTATCGTAAAATCACTTGTTCCTGAAATTGGACTTGACCCACAAGTGATATAGTCTCCATTTCCATCAAACTCCATAGCTCCAGTACCAAACTTAGTATTTTCACTAGAACCTGAAGAGGCAATCAATGCATCTCCATTAAGTGTTAAAGTGTGAGTTCCTTTTTTGTCTATAGGTGTAGTTGTGTCATCTAGTACGAATGAAGAAGTATATCTTGCATTACTGGAAATACGGAAGTCATCAAGGTATCCATTAAGTGGACTTGCTGAATAACTACCTGTCCCCCAGACTCCTAAGACTACAGGGGCTCCAAAGTTTGCAAAAGCAGTGGTGTCTGTAACTGTGCTACCTACCTGCGTGCCATCGACAAATAACTTGAAATCATTTCCGCTTCTTGTGACTGCGACATGATACCATTGTCCTGTAGATGGGGTCCATGCTCCTTCTACCAGGATTGTTGGGCTTCCCCAGCTTCCTTCTGCATGTTTAAATGTTAAACCATTTCCTGACTGCAGATAACCAAAGCCCCATGCGTTATTATCGTTTACAGCTTGACATCCAAACCAAGAATCTTGAATTGCATTAAAGCGTACCCAAGTTTCAATTGTGAAATCACCTGTTAATTGGAAGTCATCTGAATCAGGAATAGAGACATAATCTCCATTGCCATCAAATGATAAAGAATGAGTTCCAAATTTCTTTTGTGCTGTGCTAGCAGCTGCATTCCCAGATGCGGTTAGGCTATGAGAATTAGAACTTTGATCTAATAAGTAAGTTCCTGCATCAACATAGAAATCGCTAGTATATCTAGCTGTATCCGAGATTCTAAAATCATCAACATAACCATTAATTAAACCTGTAGCCGCAGTCCACGGAGTTCCTCCAATATTGAAGTTGTGCCCTGCAAAACTAGGATTATACGCATCTGTAGTAGACATTCTTTCTGTGCCGTCTACCCAGATTTTACTTGTTCCGCTAGCTCTAGTTAAAGCACAGTGATGCCATTCGTTGTCATCAAGAGCTGCATGACCAGAGGTAGCAGCAAGTGCCAAGTACGCATTGTCGCTAGAGTTAGCTGCAAGAAGTCTTAAAGTTCCATCAATTTGTATTTGCATAGCAAATTTGGCGAATGCTCCACTATCATGTTTAATCCATAGATACTGCGCATAGGCTGTGATATTAGGAACTTTAAACCAGCATTCAACTGTAAAGTCTCCATCTGCTCCAAATTGGAGATCAGAATGATCTGTGATTTTTGCATAATCGTTGTCTGCTGGAAAATATAAAGCATGAGTTCCAAATTTCTTTTCAGTTGTGCTGATTTCACTATCTCCCATAAGAGTTATACTATGAGAATTAGAGCTTTTGTCAGATATTACAGTTGTATCAGCTACATAGAAGTTAGAAGTATATCTAACCACTCCCTTTGTTAGTCTGAGGTCATTTATCGTACAAGCTGTTCCTTGGCTGGTGCTATTTCGAGAAGCTCCAATTGTTAAAACATTCGAGCTATTGTAAGCAGGATATGTTCCAGAAGAAGTTGTATCCGTTTGCTGTACCCCATCTATATACATTTTGTAAGTAGATCCATCGTAAGTTAGCGCGACGTGGTACCAAGTATTAGCAACAGCGGCACTGTTTGATTCTACCGTAGGAAGCCATCCGCCACTTCCAGCCTCAAAAATGAATTTACCTGCATCATTAACGTATAGCTCATAACCATTTGAGGCCTGACTCTTGTTGAGGATATGATTAAATGATCCATCAAGACCTGCGGCGTCAAATTTAATCCACATTTCAATTGTGAAAGAAGAAGAAGAGAAATCGAAATCACTATTATCTGGAATAGTCATGTAGTCATTTCCATCAAAGCTCATAGAATGTCCTGCCGTTTTTGTAAGTATATTCGCATTCCCAGCAAAGGTAAGGCTATGTGCAGAATCAGAGCTATCTGTTGTTGCTCCATCAAGAACTATTTTATGATTAGCATCTATAGCTGTAACTTCTGTTGTAAAATTACTAGTGTATCTAGCAGTATCGGAAATACGAAAATCATTCATATAACCAGTTATTGATCCATTAAGTGCTCCATTAAACCATTCCCCTCCAATAACTAGTGTTCCACTGAAAGTAGCAGAATTAGTTGTAGACCCAATTGAAACTCCATCTTTATATAAAGTCAAAGTTGAGCCATTTCTTACAACCGCAACATGCTGCCATGAATCTACAGTCACATCTTCAGAGCCCTGAATAAGTAGTGAGTTCATTGTCCCATTTCCAGTATCAACTCGAAGACTTGGAGTTCCACCGCCTCTAAAAAGTTCAAAACCACTAGCTTGCTTAATATCTCCAATAGTCATTAGCTTACACAGGTTCG